AAAGTTTTTCCAGACATCTGCGTTTTTCCAAGACGATTCACCAGACGACGGTATTTTTATTACTTTATCTGATGCCGATTGCGAAAACGCATTTGATGCTACGACAGGTACTTGTGTACATGTTGAAAAATCGTATGTCGTAATACCAGCTTTTAAAAACGCGTTTGCACTAATTTGTAATGCAGTTGTAGTATCATCCGGTCTTACAACAAGAGTACGAAGCGATTTGCATTCTCTAAAACAATCTGTTCCTATGGTTGGTTTATAATTGTTACTGGAAGCTGCCGGAATTTCCAATATGCCAATCTCCGTCAAATCATCACAATATGCAAAATTTGCGGTTCCGCTTCCAAATTCGGTGATTGTCGTGGTCCCGACAGATTCTATGTCTCCGCATCCATAGAATGCGTTGCCCATTATACCGGCGATTGCACCAACATCAAGTGTTTTCAATACTCCACAACTGTAAAAACAACGCGTGGGAAACAAAGTTACGCCTTTAGCTTGTATTCTAATAAGATCGGTACATCTTTCAAAACAGCTCTCCCCGATGGTTGTTACATTAACCAATCCGATATCGGCAAGAGAAGAACATCCATAAAAAGCACTGTTTCCGATAGTCGTCGTTGTAGCCGGAATAGAAACTTTGGTCAATCTACTACAATACTCAAACATATTTTGTGGTATGCTGGTTACAGTATCTGGAACAACGAAAGATTTAAGATCAACCATAGAATCCAAACAATAGTTGTTTATTGTAGTATTCTTTGGAATGGAAATCGCAGTGATTTTATCACAACAACTAAATGCATAATTGCCAACCGTCGCAATTTTTCCTAATTCTATGCTTGTTATTTTCTGGTTATTTTGTACAGCACCAGACCCTCCAATGTTTCCGTCGAATTTTAGCGTTGCATAAGATTTTAGTGGGGTAATCGATATTACCTTATCACCAGACGTCGTGTATGCGTGCACTCTAGTAGTTTGTGCCGACATACCCACGACATTTGTCGTACCATCTCCCCAATCAATTTCAACGCTGCTGCTTTCGGTTTGACCAAAAGCAAACTGAAACGTTAAATCATCTGCCGGAAGAGTGATACGAATTCTAGTTATATCATCATTTGTAATATAAGTACATCCTACTATGACCCTTTTTCCCGCCACAGCTGCACCGGTAAGTTCGGATAAATCATAATTCCAACCTTCATTGACGAATCCCGTTCTGGTTGGAAGTTCCGGCATTTCCTCAAGAGCGCTTGCCTCCGCAAACGTATATCTATGAAGAGTTCTACCGTCGTAGTCTATAAACTCGACGTCTGGTTGTTCCGTTTCTCCCGCCGGTAAATTGCGGATGGCATCCCCATATTCAGAGAGCTTGGTCGGAACCGTTCCGCCTTTCTCTTCGATTGCGGATGCTATGTCGGCCTTCGAATCGAGAATGGCCTGAAGTTTTTGTGCTGTCGTACCCATTAGATTACCTCCCCGTTAATCTCGTCAAGGATCGTATTTATATCACCAATCGCACCGGACACATAATTGTTTACATATGTCTCTGTCGCCAATGTTCCTCCAGTCATTGGATAATTGAACGTTCTGACCGGAATTGTACCCGTATCCGGGTCTTCTAACCCGCTGACTTGTATTGTTCCGATACCATAACTGGAATAAGTGTCCATCGAGCCCGGCATAGCACCGCCCATATTGAAAGATATGCTATTGGTGAAAATTGTAGATAAATTGCTCGAACCAGCTCGAATATATACCGTTCCGTTCTGTACTGTCAGATTATTATTAAGCGTAGTTGCTCCAGCGACTTCGAGTGTACTACTAAGTGTCGTCGCTCCTGTAACACCGAACGTGCCGCCAACAGTCGCATTACCTGTGACAGATAAAGAATCTAGCGTTGTGGCACCGGCCTTCAATGTGTTATTGAGTGTGGTTGCTCCAGTAACTTCGAGTGTATTACTCAATGTGGTAGCCCCAGTAACACTAAGAGTTCCGGTTACCGTTTCATTTCCTGTCACCGACAAGGAGTCGAGTGTTGTAGCGCCAGCCTTCAACGTGCTACTAAGCGTGGTGGCTCCGGTGACGCCCAGCGTGCTGCTGAGCGTGGTGGCTCCGGTTACGCCCAGCGTGCCTCCAACTGTGGCGTTGTTGGTCACGCCGAGCGAATTGAGCGTCGCGGCACCGTCCACGTTTAAGGTGGTGTCGAAGTCCACTGCTCCGGTTGCGTTGAGGGTGTTCATGGTTGTGGCACCGTCCACGTTAAGGGTGGAGTCGAAGTCCACTGCCCCGGTGGCGGTGAGGGTGTTCAGGGTTGTGGCACCGTCCACGTTCAAGGTGGAGTCGAAGTCCACGGCTCCTGTTACACCAAGTGTCCCGCCAATGTCGGTGTTTCCATTAACATTCAACGTATTGGCGAACGTTACTGGTCCATCTGCATATAACGCAGAAGCTGTCTTAAGCTCGCCTTCGAAATATCCCCAAGAATCCGAATAAAGAGTATCTCCGCTCAAGTAAAAATTGTTTACTCCTGCGGTCAGACTTTGGGTGTCTATGATCTTCTGGGCCTCGGCGGTTGTATGCATTATATAGCCGTAGGATTCGCTCTCTACTATGTCAACCTTCGTTATGGACGCGCTGGTGATTGTAGCCTCATTGGCCGAGATCGCGTTGAAATATGCGCTTCCGCACCCCTCTCCTGTTCCGGTGACATACAAATTGTCGTCTATGGTCACCTTTCCTACGGCGCTGGTTTCACCGCTGATTACAGCCGACTCGTGGACGATGAGCCCATACCCGGTATCGCCGTCGCCGGACATTCCGCTGATTTCAACCCAATCCCTTACATTAAGATGTCCGTTAATGTTTGTTTCACTGATATCGAAATTTATTATACCGGCTACGAGATTTATTGTGCTGTTGTCTGGGTCCGGTGGTTCGGCTGACGGATCGTGGTGTGCGTCTATTGTTATTACATTGTTTGGCGACCACGAATATATATCTCCAAGACTATTCTTTTCTGCCGAAACACACCACCCCGATACGGATGGTGCCATAACGAAATCGCCGGAAAAGGGCACATCGTGCGATGCTATCGGATCCCATCCGGCGTCCAGAATATTTGGGTTCTTATAGGTCTGGTGGCTTGTTCTATGCCACTTGCTATGAAATCTATTCGACATTTTTAATACCTCACGACACGATCTAAGCGCAACCATGTTTCAGGTTTCGATTATTGGTTGTCATAAAGTATTTATCTACAATGCCAGCCCGGATAGCCGTACTTCTCGGTCAGCTTGTACGCCTTCCTGATATGCCATTTTTCTATGTGGTATCCCAGCCAAGTGAACTCGTTTCTGTAATATTTCACACAAGTGTACATATTTTCCTTCAAGCGAAGGTTCGCTTGGTGGAAATCGTCTTTGCTTCCACCCACAACAAAGTCCAAATCGTGTATCAGAACGGCTGGTAGGACAGCCTTGTGCAGATAGGACAAGAACAGGCGGATTTTCTCCGGCAGCCTGTCCGGCCCGATATAATTAAATTCCTTCTCTATGGTCGCGTCGTCCAGCTTCGTGAACACGTTGCTGCAATCCAAACGCAATCTCATGGCCTCCACCTTCAACTCCTTCCATGTCGGTAGTTTGTTGTTGACGTACAGGTCAGATATTGTTTTCATTTTTTAATTCGAATGCGTGGACGACAGACATTTACCCGGCCATAAAGATGGAACTGGTGGTTTAGCTGCTTCCATGTGACAATCCTGTTGCTTTCGACAGGCTTTGTCGTCGGTGCTGTCGCACAGGTTATGTGGATATGTTTGTTCGCGCTTCTTACGCCGGTCACGCCGACAGCAACCACGTCGTTCTTGAGTCCGACGCTGGTAACCGTTAGTTCCACTTCTTTTCCGAGCTCGGTTTCAACAATTTTATTATATTCGGCCTCCGCCTCCGGCGAACCGTTGTTGAAAACCATCGTAACGTGGTCGCAATACCATTTCCAATCATTGGGTATACCGTCTCTAAACCAATATTTCACCCTGTCCATCAGCTGTCTTTTCGATTCCTCGTACAAAAAGACGCCGCAATACAGCCAAGTGCGATTGTCCCCAGAGAGGGTGCCCTGCTGCATTTCGGTCAAAACTTTGCTGCAATAAGAATCGAATTCCATTACAGCTATATTTATCTATTTTTGCCCAGTTCTATGATCCTTTGATTCGATGATCCACGAAACGGGAGTGTCAGATCCTTCTTGTCCTCCTCGAATCTTCCATCGACCAAAACATCGATCAGCTTGAGGGTTTCCACGGAATCTTCGCAATACGGGTAGTCTTTGTACCCTTCCTTGAAGAACTTGTCCGCCCCATATTCCTCGATCGGGATTGTCAAATGCTCGTACTTGTACCCGGTATAGATCCAGATCGTCTTCTCGTCTCCGAATCTAGTGCGAAAACTCTCCGCAATATGCCTTACCTCGCCTATGTTGTTCGGGTGGAATGGCTCGCCTCCCAGAATGGTAAGACCCTTGTTGTAGTACGGTTCGCTGTTACGCAGAATGTTGTTCATATCCTTGAACATGAACAACTTTCCGAACTTGAAGTCGAACGCTTCCGGGTTGAAGCATCCTTTGCAGTTGTTCGTGCAGCCGCAAACGAACAAGGATGTCCTGATCCCCGGCCCGTTTGCGGTGTCGCAATAATTAATGTTTGCGAAGTTCATTAGTCCACCTTGAGCTGGTTCTTGAGAAACTCCGCCCTCATCTCGTCAGTGGCGTGGATCGCCGGTTCGACATCCTCGATTCCGTCTTCGGTCATATTGGTATACGCCAATGCCGTGGGCTCTTCGTAATCTGGAGAACCCGGAAGCGTTACTCCGCCGTCCATAGTGGAGATGGAAGCCGTCAATTCTTCCTGCTCCGGGGATGCGTTCCCCGGAAGAGCCTGCTTCTCGATCTTGGCCCTGTTGGCCTCGATCTCCTTCTGCTCCATGTAGAATTGTACCGCCTTTAGAATCAGATCGCGGTTGTTCTGGTCGAGCGGGTGCTTGAACTTCTCGATGCCCCACCCGACGCGGGCCACGAACCGACCGTTATTGTCGATTATATCGCCCGTCTTTTCTTGGATCTTCCACGGAGTAGGAGATGTCACCATCATTCCTCTGAGAAGATTCTTTATCTCCTCCACTCCCACTTCCTTCTTTTGGTTTTTGTTCTTCATACTTATACCATCCTGTCACTTTGTCGTATAGATAGACCTCGTGCCTCGACTTCAAGAAACGCATTATGCTGACGAAATTCTCGTTCGAAAGACCTCTCCAGTAAAGATGATATGGGCCCCAGAAGCCAATCCCGAGGAATTTGTGGTATCTGGCGAACTTTATCTCCCACAGCCACCACATATCTCCAAGATCGATCTTTCCGTTGTCGAAGGCGCATCTTGTCTTTATTCGGATCTTCATCTGTCGACTTCTTTGAATTTCTTGAAGAACGCATCGTCTATCAAAAACGTCTTATGCTTCCTTCTCGAAAGATACAGCATCGAGTTGAGCGTTTCGGCCTCCACGGGATTGTCCAGATCCTTCGCTAAAACCGGTTCGGTTATCTCCACCCAGTCCTGCCTCTCGAACTTCTCCTTGCTGCCATAATAAAGAATTTTACTGTCCGTTGTGATTATCAAATCCAATGTGTTCTTGTTCATTTGATCGCTCCTTGACTATAATAGTTAGAGCCCGAACAGTCACATTTCAACCTCCTGCGGTGCGTCAGTCGAACTCGTTGCTTCTTTTTACCTTTCCGTCCAGCGAGAATAGCCACACGAGATCGTGATCCAGCGATTCCTCGGACTTGTACAGCCTAATGCTCCTCCACGGAAGGAAGAACAATGGCTTCTCCTTGAGCTCGTATTGGATGACTCTGCCGTCTTCCTTACTGAAATGCGTCACGATTTTGTATTTCATTGTCACTCCTTGTTGGTTGTATTGTTTTCGATGTTCGCTCCCTTTGTCTTATTGCAAATCGAATGCGTCAATTGCATGTTATCGGCCGTGGTGTGCCCGCCTTTGCTAAAAGGCGTGATGTGATCGGCCTCGGCGTCTTCGATGTTCAATATTTGATTGCCGCAAATCGCACAAACGTGATTTTCGGTGGAATCCCACAGCTGTTTCACATCATTTCTCGAAAAATATCTCCTTTCGATATACGGTTCGGCGATCTTGTTGAACTCTTCGATTACCATTTCGGTAGACGCTTTGCTCTTCTGACGATTCCCCATTCCGCCAAATTCCGTCTTGTATCGTTCGACGGCGCGAGGAAAAGCGACTTCTCTCAATTGATCAGAACATCTTGTAACGCACTCTTCGTGATTTAAATGCTCCTTAAAAAATCTAAGAACACCGAAACCGAACCCGTCGACGACATTCGCCCCGCCGCAAAGGGTTGTTTTATAATACGGGAAAAAAGCGATATCGCCTATGGTGTTGTTAGCCATCTTGAATGTCTTCAAAACATCCTTTTTCAGTTTTTCGATGTCGCCGGAAAAATAATCCTTAAAACGAACGACTATCAAATCTTCCTTTTGGTTTACATCCGGCAGATATGTTCTAATGACATATTTCTTTATGAAGTTATCTCTGATCTTGCCCCTGTTGGTAAAATACCCGGCAGAACGCTCGAACAACGCCTTTACATTCTTGTCGTTCGATATCTCGTCCACCATGGCGATAAAATCCTGATCTCCGGTGGCGATCTGCTTCTCCATTTTCGTCAACGGCTTTCCGCTGTTTGTCCTGTTGTAGATGTCCAGCTTGTCTTTTTTGTCTATGTTGGTGTATTCCAGACACGTAAGCTGCGCGGAAAGAAACGCATCCTGTAATTCTTGCGGGAGATTGGAAAATTTGCACCCGTTCAGCATATGTAGCTTTTCGAGTCCGCACAGCCTGTACTTGTCGTGCCTGAACAGCCACATGGCGGTCGTTCGCTGCTGGGCGTCTGTCAGCTCCTTTACCCGAAGCTTTACTCGCCCGTCGACGACGAGTCTTCCGTCGCAGTCTTGAGTTAGAATTATCGTGCCGATGTGTCCATTCAACAAAATCGTCTCTATCAGAAACGAACACTGCTTTTTGGTCCAGCAAAATTCTCGCTGGAAAGACGGATGCTGATCAATTCTATTGGTATCGAACATTTCAAGATAATCTTTCAACGATCTTACGACGGTATGAACGTTGTTTATCGACCTATCTCGAATTTCGATGGCCTTAGCTTCTTCCTCCGGTGTGAGAACCCTGCCTCTTGCCGTAGTCTCCTTGCCAAACCTCTCCGCGCTCTCTTGGAATCTTTCAGCATTATTCATGCTATTATGGTGTTGTGTTTCTGATAAAACAAATCCTACCAGATTCGGTAGGATTTGTCAAGGAGAATTACTTCCAGTTCTTCAAGGAATCGGAATGTTTGACTCGGTGCTCAACCTCGTCCTGCTTTCCCTTGTTGAATGCGGTTTTGTAGTCTCCGGTGAGATATCCGGTAACCCTGCGGAGACGCTGGATGTTCTCCCCGCCGCACTGCGGACACTTGTCGTTGATCTCGTCCTGATATCCGCAATCCATGCAGATGTCCGACGGGACGTTGATGGCGAAGTACGGAATGTCCTTGTCCATAGCGTAGTTGACGAATGTCTCCAGCGCATCGATGTTGTTTTTCGCCCCGGTATCGAGCTCGATGTAGGTGATGCACCCCGCCCTTGAATATCCGGTAAGCTGCGACTCGATGTCGATCTTCTCGAAAGGTGTCATCTTCTTCCATACCGGAACGTGGATGGAGTTCGTGAAGAAGTCCTTGTCGGACACATTCTCTATCTTGCCGTACTTCTCCTGAAACTTCTTCATCGCCGTGTAGCAAAGGTTCTCGGCCGGTGTGTAATATACACCGAAGTTGAGCTTCAAATCCTTCTTGAACTTGTTGCACTTGTCGCTGAACAGCTGCTCGATTCTCTTCGCCAGCTCCATCCCCTCCTTCGTGGTGTGATCCTTTCCGATGAGAAGCTGAAGAGTCTCCGCCAGACCGAGCTGTCCGATTGCCAGCGAGCCGTGCTTGAGAGCCGAACGGATTCCCTCCTCCGGGACATAGCCGTACATCGTTCCGTTCTCGTACATGAACTTCGCGGACTTCGCTGGCTGCGAGCAAATCCAGTCGAATCTCTCAAGAAGCATATCCTTGGCCTCGTTGATCTTCTTGTCAAGCAGGGCCATGAACTTCTCAACATCCCTGTCGGCCTCCATAGCCAGCGTCGGCATAATAATAGTGACAGGGCAGATGTTTCCGCGCCCGTCCTTCATAAATCCGAGTCCATTGATGTCCCAAGCCGACCAAGTTCTGCATCCCATCGTGGACGAGTATGTACGGGGATCGTTCTTGTCGTATCCCTCGTTCCCGCTCCAATCGACATTCACATAATTGGGATAAAGACGCTGCGCCGTGGACTGTAGAGCCAAACGGAACAGATCGTAGTTCGGATCGCCGGGGGCTCTGTTGATTCCCTTTCCGCACTGGAAGATCCCGCACGGGAAGATGGACGTCTTGTGGAACTTCCCGACGCCCTTGATCGAACCTTCCAACAGGGCACGAATTACCATTCTGCCTTCCGGTAGCGTACAGGTGCCGTAGTTGATGGAAGTAAACGGCAGCTGGTTTCCTGAACGAGATTGAAGAGTATTTAAATTGTGATACATCCCCTCCACGGACTGATTGAGCTCGTGAAGCGTCTTGTCCATAGCGTACTTCTTCACCGCCTCGTCGTCGTAGAACTTGTCGTCGATGGAAAGATCCTTGTCCTCCACATTGATCCAGTCGATGCTCTCGACATTACGAATGTACTTCAAGCCGTCACGATAGTGCTTGGCAAAACTCTTCCTGACATATGGAACCATAGTCCAGTCAAGATGCGTCGCAGCCACGCCGCCGAACTGCTGAAGGCTCTGAACCTGAAAGATAACGGCTGTTAGCTGTAAAGCGGTGCTGATGGAATTTGCGGGACGGATGTCCGTCTGTCTTGTGTTGAATCCCTTGGCGAGAAGATCGTCGAACGGGATGGAAAGACAGTTGTGAGATCCGACCGCATACGCATCAAGATCGTGAATATAAATTTCGTTGTTGATATGGTTGGACTTCGCCATCGGCGAAATGAGATGGTTGAGGGCATACTCCTTCGTCACATACGATGCCGCCTCGCCGATTCTTCCACCGAACGAGAACTCGTCCACGTTGGCGTTCTGGTTGACGACATTCTTCGCATAGAGCTTGTCCGTGAGATTTTTATTATTGCGGACTCTCTCCTTCTCGTAACGATAGGAAATGTAGCGCTTCGCAACATCGTATGCGGAGTGCTCCATCAGCTTCTTCTCGATCATGTCTTCGATGAGATCGATATGAACAGGTTCCTCGAACTGCTCGCAGGCTTCCGCCACGGCATCTGTTATTCTCTGGATCTGCTTCCTTGTCAGTCTCTCGTCTTCGGCTACACAATCGTTTGCCTTTACAATAGAGTCGAAAATCTTCTTCTTGGTGAGATTTTCCTCAGAACCATTTCTTTTAATGATCTTCATAAAACCTTCTTCGCTTCAAGTTGCATTAGTACTTAGTGTTTTCAACGACCGCTGTTTGATGTCAAAACACTGAAACGAAGTATACCACCAAACACCAATAAAATCAATGCTTTTTATCAATTTCTAAATTTATTTTTGTGTTCTTTTTTGCTTGAAAATTTTTCAGAATTGGAGTAACTCGTTGTTCCTTCACGGTTTTTGCACGCAACGAAAAACCGCAACCCAAATGATCGACCAAAATAAAAAAAAACGTCCGGCCACCCGGCCGGACGCTGTTCGATATAACGAATTTTTAGAAACAATATGGAATGTGTATTCCGCTCATTTAGACTAATGAGTATGTCATAGAACGCAATCCAGACTAAAAACTATCGAACAAATCTCTGAACAGGATCGAATGGAACGGCGAATAGAACACCGGCGGCTGGGAAAGGAACTTGACCGCCTTCTCCAGATTTCCAATACGATCGTCCTGATTCTTGGAGTCCTCCATCTCGGAGATCTTCTTCTTGGCCGCCTCATCATAGTAACGCTCGGTCTTGGTCTTCCCGTTTTCCGTCCTGCTGATGACGAGGACGGTGTTCGGATCGCTTGGTACGTCCGCGTCTTCATCCTTCTTGTCGACCTCTTCGTCGTCATAGTCCTTGATGGGGATTCTTTTATTGGTGATGCACTGCTCCTGCCCTCTTGGCTTGCAAGTGCATTCTGAGTCGCAAGGCTTTGCCACATCCTCCTTGATCTCCTTGAGAGGATCGACGCGGTTCTCCTTCTCTGGCTCCTGCTCCGCTTCGGCGCAACACTCGTCGCACCCGTCGCACTCGTCGCACTCGTCGGCGAACTCGGTGTCGTCTGCCGGAGTCGGGCCGATATCCTTCGCCGCAAGAACATGATCGAAGAATGTGCAGAAGTCGTTCAGTCGCTTCTCGAACGTGGCAGTCTGGGTGACGGGATTCTTCCAGCCTAGGATGTCAACCTCGTCGCAAGCGAGCGATTGATCCTGCGCGGCCTTGCTCTCGTGATAGATCTCGATGGCGTCCCCCATCTCCGGGATTCCCTCCCCGAATGAACAGGTGTACGACGCGCAAACGTCGAACTCGAAGACGTTCGACTTTCCGGTTGCAAGAACGGTGTCAAGAAACGCCGGGAAAGTCTCGAACGCGGAATGGTAGAAGAAGTTCACGAGAATCCTCTTGACGGCCGCCTTGGGGACGTCGAGGGTCAACGAGATCCCGTCGACGATATCCTTGGCCCCGTTGATGCTGTTCGTAAAGCGCAGGACGCCGGAATCGAGAATGTCGCGGATTCGATATCCGTTGACCGTGACGGCATAGTACCCCTCGTCCGTATAGGTCGAGATCCCCTGACAGTTGTTGTACACATACTCGTAGGAGACGATCGGCACGATGGCGTTGCCCTTGATGGCCCTCGTCTTCTGCATGATGATGGCTCGTCCGCCGAACACCTGATTGATGGCCGTGATGTAGACATTGAACAACGATCGGATCTTCTCCTTCGTCATTGTTTCCGAATACGACTTGTTCGGAACCTTGAAAAACTTTCCGACATAGTTCTGCTCGATGCAGGCGATGGTTTCGGATGGCATGAATAGGTTTTGCATTTTTTATTCTCTCCTTGGTTGTTGTTTAGACATTGACGTAGTTTGCGGCGACAAGGCCGTTGGTGGCCGACCACACGAAGAATTGGTGGCAGCGCTGATTGCCGATGAAGCGCTTGTTGTAGTGCCAGTCGTCGGCGGCGCACGGAGACGGGATTCGACGGGTGATCATACCGCCCATCTCTGTGATGGTGGCACCCTCCTTGTGGAGATGTCCGAGGTGGAGCTCGCGGAACTTCGTCTTGCCCCATTCCTCGGGGAACTCTGCGGGAATCGAAGCGATTGTGCGCTTCTCGTTCTCGTCTCCGTGGGTGAAGAAGATTCCGCAATCGCCGAACACATAAGCCTGCGTCGTGCGATAGTTGTCGGAGAATCCGACATTCTTCGCATTCCTGAAATACTGCGACAGGCTATGATAGAGATAGAACTCGGCAGACTGCGCGTGATTTCCCTGACACAGACGGACATCGATCTTGTCAAACACCGGAATGAGCTTCTCGATCGCCGTGGTGTAGAGCTCCATGCCCTTGATGAAGAGCTTCTTGTAGCGACCGTCGTTCTGTTGCGGGGTGCCGTTCGTCGTCTGGTTGTTGAACTCGGCGTTGAAGAAATCGTTGCCGATTACGAGCAGGCAATTGCCTGTCATATGAACATCCTTTGCATAACGGATGATGGTGTCAATGATCTCGTTGAAGCAACGCTCGGCATCCTTGATATCATAGTTCTCTGGTGCGTCGGTAATGTGAGCGCGCTTCCCTAGATGCAATTCGATGGCTGGGATCTCAATCAGAAAATCCTGATTCCTCGACGGGGACTGTCCGAACTTCGGCTTCGCAGAAGTCTGTGACTCAATTCTGTGAGTGGCGAAGAATTCCTTTGCCGCATTGAAATAGTCAACGTCCCGCATATCCGTAAGAGTCTTCGGACGGATTCTTCCGCTGATGGAATAGCACGCCTTGTCCTGCTTAATAGAAGGAACATCCCATTCGCTGATCTTCCAAGACACGATCGACCACTTGCTGGGATCGTACCCGAGCGCCACGAGAATCTCGTCTGGATCCTTCGACACGTCTGGCGAAAGGAACATCTTCTTGGTGAAGTTGATATCGCCGTTCGCGCAGTGTTCCTCCTCGTCCTTTACGAACTTGGCGAACGATCCGGTCTTCGCCCCGTTCGCCTTTCGCTTCAGATACTGATCGCACGCCTTTCGGATCTTCTCCCCGTCGTCAAACAGACTCTGGGTCATGTCGTTCCACTTCACTCCCTGCTTGCGCTTCTTGAGGCATTCCTCAAGAAACTCGTCAGTGTACGCCTTGTTGCTCTGCTTCATTTTTCTCTTCCTTTGTATTTTTATCGGTTGAACCAAATCCCTCGCCGTTCCTCTCGGCGAAATTGCCGTCCTCGTCCTCGGCCGTGGCATAAACGACGAAGATGCCCTGACAATAAGCCTTGCCCTTCTCGATGACCACGGCCTCGTTCGACGGGTTGAACAGCTTTACGCTGATGCACCCCTTGCCCGGCTCGTCGCTGTAGTAGTCGGCGTCGATGACCCCGACCGTATTCGCCAGCCTAATGCCGTACTTGAACCCGAGCCCGGAGCGCGGAACCATCAGGAACGTGATGTTCGACGGCATCTTAACCTTGGTATAAGTCTTTATGGTGACGGATTCTCCGGGGTTGATCACAATCTGGGCCGGTGCGAAAAAATCGTAACCGGCGCTATTCTGCGTCGCTCTCCTCGGCTTCTCCCACTCCTGTCCGGGATTGGCTTCGTCCCATCCCGGATCCTTTACAAATCTAACTCCTTCCATATTACGAAAAACTGATATTGATCTTACGCATAGCTTCCTTGATCTGGTCTACGGTTACCTCCGTGTTCGGAGCTACGCCCTTGAACCGGATCATGTCGGAGATGAGCTGCGTGCATTCCTCCGTCAGAAGATTCTTCATCTGCTTCTTGGCGACATCCTTGTTGATGATGCCCGCCTGATAACGCGAAGTGATGTTCTCGGCCCGGTTTCTGGTCAGCTCGACCTGATGCTCCATTCGCTTCAGCTCGTTGTCGACTTGCTCGTTCGTCATGCTTGCGGCGGGAAGGGCCTTCTCGGCCTCCTTCCCTCGCTCGACAGCCGCGTCAAGTACTCCCTTGACCTCCTGAATGAATTTCTCCTCGTTAGTCATCTGCGCTAATCTTCTTTGCCTTCTTGCCGCGCCCCTTCTTGCGCGGCTTCGACTTCTTTACCTTATCAGATTCTTCGTCGTCTGTCAAGAGATTTTCTCGGATCAGTTCTGCGTTCATTTCCTCGACAGCAACCTCGCGCTTCGCCTCTTCGAGAATCTCCTGCGTGGCGTCCTCCTCGACTGGCTCCTCGACCGCCGGTGCCTTCTCGACTTCTGGTGTCTCCTCTGGTGTCTCCTCTGGTGTCTCCTCTGGTGTCTCCTCTGGCGGCGGTGGCGGCGGAGTCGGTTCCTCCGGTTGTACCGGCGGTGGCGGCGGCTCTTCAGGCGCTCTCACGGTCTTGTTCTCCTTTGGCTCTTCCCGTCCGGGAACCTTGTCGACCACACGGAAGATGAACAAATGAGAATCACCCTCTCGATCGGTCAACGAACACTTATAATACTCCAATCCGGTCAGAAAATCAACCATTTTCGTCGAAAAAGATTCCACGAAATAGTTTTTCCTTCCACGGAACACGACATCTAGACACGAACAGGCGGCATTATAGACATCGCCCTCCATCCAATAGTCGTCGTTGCTCTTTTTCAGATATATCGGATCCCTAAGGGTCTTTCCTCGTAAGAATTTCATATGAATATTTACCCATAAAAGCCCGGAAATCAATCCCAAGACAAAAATAAATACTAGTATGGAAGAAAAAGAGACGCTGGATGTAAGACTTCCCAAATTTCAAGTCGAACAATTGTTCAAAGCCCTTTCGCAAAGCGCGGACTGGGGTTTGGAGCAGATGCAGATTATGAAGCTCTGGGCAAAGACCAAAGGGGCCGGAATAAAAATAGCGGTGCTCGATACCGGATGCCCGGCGAAGGTTTCTTCCGCAGGAGTTGCGACGATCCACCCCGATCTGCGTCATAATATTATTCTTGGTGAGTGTGAATCGTTCGTTCCAAACGAGGACATATACGACTACCAAGGACATTCTACAGCCGTATGCGGAGTCATAGCGGCAGAGGACAACCAGCTTGGATTCGTGGGATATGCGCCGGAAGCCAAGATAATAACATACAAGGTTCTCGACAAGAACGGGGCCGGTTCGCTCAGATGGATAGAGAACGCCCTTAAGAAATGCGTGGAAACAAAGCCGGATATCGTTTCGATGTCGCTCGGATCGATCGTGGATTCCTCCCTTATGCACACTCTCGTGAAGAAGCTGGACTCAATGGGAATCCCGGTGATATGCGCCGCAGGAAACGGCGCAGACTTCGAAGGCGTGAACTATCCGGCGAAATACGACGAGGCTTTCGCCATCGGCGCATACGACAAGGAATTGAACATCGCCGATTTCTCCGCCATAGGAAGCGAAATGGACTTTGCATTTCCCGGCGTCGACATCGAAACGACTTGGCTGGACTTCGGATACACGAAGATTTCCGGCACCAGCTTCGCCTGCCCGGCCTGCACCGGCCTCGTGGCGTTGATTATGGCGGAAAAGAAGGCGACCGGATTCGATCCGTCGTCCTGCCAGAACACGATATGGCTATACAACGAACTGAAGGCCACCGCCACCAATCCGAAGAAGCTGGCAAACCAAACAGACGACTGGGGCTGGGGATACATCGATGTGCAGAAACTGATCGACGACGAGGACAAATGCGAAGATCCCAAGCCGATAGCGGTAATGGCCGATACGCACAAGAACAATCTGATTTCTTCCGATATAATGAGCGGATTTTCCGACGAGCAAATCAGAGAAACCTACAGTGAAATATTCTCGCCGAAACAACCGAAACAGATTTTCGACATCATAAACAATATGCCGAACGCATTTCTGCCAGCCCTCCTCATACATCGCCTGCAATTCAAGATAGGCGGATCGACCGAGGACTTCTTGGCGGCGAACAATACGCTGAAGGACAATCTTCTAATACTCGTCAAGAAGAACTATTCCATATGGAATCCGTTCTACTGGATCTACCGGCGTCAGGCCAGCAAGCTGAAGAGCGCATTTGACAGCAAGGGCGAAACTCTCTACAAACACATCTAATGCTTGTAGATGTCAACGCCTAGGACTTCCTTCGGATCCTTGTGGGGGAAAGTCCCGTCCAGATTGTCGACAGGGGAGCAATTTATGATTTCCATATCCAGCTTCCACGTGTCTCTTATGCATTTTAAATGCGCCCAATTGTCGATCATGGCCTTACGCAATCCTTCGGTGGTTCTACAAGTCGGGCACGGGATGTCCTCCTTTGTGTTGTACTTCATCCCGTAGAACATATCCTTTATGCCGTATGACGCCTTTTGCCTCATCGTGCCGTCTTTGTTGATGACGAAATTGTTGTCGCACCCTATCAAGACCATTTTCGTGAAGCCGAGCAAATATGCTATCCAACACGCCGTCTCTCCGCTTTGTCCGCCCTCGTAATAAAAATAGTCGAACGATGCTGGCGGCGTAAGCTCCGGCACATATCTTGGCTTTGTGACATAATCGGTATCTCTTATGTTTTTGGACAATCCCATCAGGAATTTATATATTCCATAAACATTCAGCTTGTTGTCGATATCGTCCGGCATATTCTTCACCAGCGTATCCACATAATCCATCCCCTTTACTTTCGCTATCATGTTCAGCGCCGTGCCTACGTCATACAGAAACGGATTCTCCCATTTGTTCAAATCCGGGCTCTTATCGGGAAATCTTCTGAATTTTATCGGCTGCATTATGTTTGTTCCGTAACCATCGAAGTTCGGATATACCATCGAATTGTAGAATATCTTCATGCACATATGAGTATTCATAAATTCATCCAGCCCGGCCGACCACTGCTTCTCGTGCTTTCTGGCGATATACTGGTATGTCGGATACCATTTTATGTCATTCCAAAGCTTGAACGACCCGTTTATACCCATCGTGGCGAAGTCGTCCAGCTTGTGCCAATCGACATTCGCTATAGACGGCCCGTTTCCAATTATAACGATGCTCTTTGCATCCATTTCACTCATAAAAATAGTTATAGGGTCTATACGGGGAAATCAACCTTTTTAACCATTTTATTGTCGGAAACGAAGTCGAGATTGTTGAACTGCGAACGAATGAATCTTCCTATTTCATCCAGCTTTGAATTCTGATCGTCGCAGCGCAGCTGGAACCCTATCGTATAGGTGTTATTGTAGAAATCCATAAACGGACCGATCAAGGTGTATCCACCGACGGAGAACCTGTTCTCGTACCATTCCGGTATTTCGTCGTCCTCGCCGAACACTAGAGCGTCCGGGTCTATGTCCTCCAACATAAACGTGTCCTTCTTGTCCTTGTCCTTTATGACACGGAAGTCGCTGTTGAAGTCGATCGTGTTCATCTGGTCGATGACATACCCGTAATGCTTTATCTTCGGCCAGTTGTCCTTGATTTCGTCGTCCTCCGAATCGTCGATTGTAGCGTTTAGATAATCGTCGTATGTCACGAGGAAAACGGTGTCTATCCTGTCCTTGTCGGGGAAATGCCAGCACCCGGCGCAACGAACCTTTATGTCCTTGTCCTTGAACACCCTGCCGTCCATGAACTTTCCGACGGAATAATCTATGATCCTAAGGCAGCCGCTGTTGTCCATTATATTGAATCCGCGATCCTTCGTTTCCTTGTCGTAGACCAGCTTGTAGAATATGAGCCTGTCTACGCACTGTAGCACCAAAACGTCAAAATAGATGTTTATGGAGTATACCTCGTTGTCCTTGAGCTTCAGACAGGTCAACGACTCGCTTAGTTTGGACATTCCGCCGTCGTTTCTGCGTATATAGACATCGCCGGTGGCATATCTCTTCTTATTGATTTCGCTGGCGTATTCGCTCGGTTGATCATAGTCCTTCAATATGCCATACGAATACCCGTAGATGTCGGAAGTCCACTCCTTGATGAACTGCGTGTTCTTGTATGTCTTTCTAACTGCGGCGATCGGAAGCTGCTTCGTGAAGTGCTGGTCGTACCTGTCGGAAATCCACTCCAGATCGGTCGGACCCGTCCATGGATCGCTGAGGTCGCCGTTTCTCATTATACCGAGATTGTTCAGGTTTCTGGCCTCGATCGTCGTCTGATACGACATAAACTGCTGGTTGCGATTCGACCCCTTGATGTATCCGGCGTTCTGGCCGTTCACCATAGCCGATTTCATCCACATCGGATCATATTGCTCGATCACGATGTTCTTGTTGTTCTCCGTCAGAGACAGGCCATTGTCCTGCGCGTACACGGTCATATCCGTGGTCGTATCGCCGTCGTCCGCCGATGTCCGGTTTTCGACGTCCACCTTCATTCTGACGTTCTTGCCTATGGCCACCGTCGCGCCTAGTTCCTGCGGGATGACATATCCGCCTACATCTTCCTTCCTATAGAAATTGTCCACCACCGGAGCCACCGCAACGGTCGGGAAGTGCCTGCTTGACAGGTTCGCCCATTCGCGGTTCGCGTCGACGAACTTCTCAAGCTTTACATCCCTGTATTCTCCGCCGGTCGGTGCGACGCCATCGGAAATGTCCTGAACCCTTTCCTCCCAAGTAAATCCGCCATTCGCCCAATAGTTGACCGTCACGTCTTCGCCGTCAATCATGGCGCGCAACACCATATCGGACGATTCGTCCGTCGGTGCCGCCACCATCTCTATGAAGTTCGGTTTTGACAGCTCGGCGCTGAGATTATGCACCTTGGTCGCGTCTATGTTCAACTTGCACCAGCGACGGTCGATGGACGGCTTCATCATCTCGATTGGCTGGTCCCATTTTATCGGCCTGCTCGTTTCGTATGTAATGGGGGCAAACGCGCTTAGTTCTACCTTGGACAGCGGAGGCTGCATGATCGGAACATAGTCTTCGACGAATCTGAGGCTTCCGCCCCACTTGTTTATCGCCTTGCCGTGCGTGATGTAGTCGTCGATGTTGGATCCGACAACCCACACCGGACGAGCGCCGTGGGCCTCCCCAGACGTCTTGTATCCGCTCGGTATGTCCTGACGCGGCGTATTCTTGAGATAATCCCAGCCGGAAAGCGGAACATTCAACGGGAATCCTATCGTCTCGGCAGTAACCGTATATGTATCGACCGACGCCGATGTCATATGCACCGTGTACGGAGGTTCAAACTTTATGTTGAATATTCCTGTCGCACCGGAAACCTTGTGGTATGTATCTTCTATGATAAGCGTGCCGTTCTCTATCTTGCGGTTGGAATATCCGACGGCCGTGATTGGCAGAGTTCCTTCGTTCACCGACATCAAATACACGGGCTCGGCGACCGACAGCATTCTCGTTACAAGATCTCCAGACTTAATTTTACGGTAATCAATCGTCCATTCAACAAGATCCAGCTGTCCTCTAACCGGGAAATCGGCAGATCCAAACGGAGCGAACTTCGGCCATATGGCCGTCACTATCGAAGTGCTGACGGGAACTACATTGTATTCGCAGAACGGAAGCCAGTCCTCGTCACGATACGGCTCTATTTCGTGCTCCTCGTCCCACTCGTGGAACGTTTCGTTTCCGGTAATGCACCACCACTCGGTGTCGATGTGATCGTAGACGATGGTGTCGTCGCTCCTGATGATCATCTCGGACGCCTCGGTGGTTGCATTCCAGTTTCCGTCCGAATCCATTACGGCCTTCATCCATCTTGGTGCCGTGTGTTCAAGCACCTTGTCGGATTGCTTGTGCGTTATGATGATGGAGGGGACGGTTCCGTCCATGATATCTGAATCGGAATGGCCCATAGCGCTGCGGAAATACTTGTACTGAACGCCCTTCTTGAGTATGAACTTGTCTGGATTGGTGCCGAATGCTCCGCACTGCCAGTGCCCTTTGCCCCATCCTATGTCCGGCTCGACCTGATCTGTTCCGGTAAGCTGATACCAAGCGAAATCAGACGAATTCTGATAATTCTTGTATCCGCCCAACGCCGTCTTGTCCAGACCGAACCAAGTGTTCTTGTCGAACGGAAGAGGATATGTAGTATCGGCGAATATGCAGTCGGCATATCCAAGATAATCATCGAACTTCTTTCCGGGGTGTCCCATCGGAGAATAGCGAATCGCCCCGCATGTGCATTTCTTCCACTCCTTGAATGTTATTCCGTCCTTTTCCTCCGTTGTGTTATCTGGATTTCTTTCAAAGAGCGAAAACTTCTTTTCGTTCAAATATGGACAATCCGAACGATGTTCTATATGGAATACCACATCGTCCATCGGTGTGTCTTCGTCCAGCCATATGAATGTAAAATATCCGTTCGGATGGCACTGTCCGTATCGCCCGACTTGGAAGCATCCTGTCGCTCCGTCCGTCCACGATGTAGACGCCCAGTCCATATCCTCGGGTATCGCCGAAAGGTTGGTGAACGGAACGCCACTCAAGAAGGCGCATTCTATCGGGCTTCCATCCGGCCCGTCGAGCTTGTAGATGATATCGGAGTCGAACAAGCCATATCCGGCTCTCGATCCGAAGATCTTGCGCCAGACTCCACCGCTTATGCAAACATCCTCGCAGCCGCCCTTTACGACATCTGACATTCCGTCCACCGTCGTGTTCTGATACGGCCAAGCGATATAATTTCTTCCCGGAATGACGGGTACGTCCGTCTGGCTTACCCTATACAAAAACGCCTCGTCTATCTTTCCGGTATATACACCGTTTGGATTGTAGTCGTGAGGATCCTGACCTTCCCTTATGGAAATCCTGTCCGCCTCGAAGTAGCTGCTGCCCGCGTGCGCTCCGCAATCGATGAGTGTCGTCTGGCTAAGCGCCACGGGACGGCATTCGTATTCCGGCTTTGTGGTCCAATACGCCGACATGATGGCTCTCTGCTCCTCGGGAAGAAGAGTATAAAGAATCTGATTGCTGTTGTCTATGCCGGGGCCAGACCACTCGATCGCCTCGCCAGAAAGGCCGTAATCGCAATACGGAAACTTGAACGAGAACGGACGGTTCGCATAGATGTTGCAAACCATCGTTTCCGGCGTGTACTGGTCGGTCGTGTCCTTGAGCCACGCGCCCTCCACGTTTGTTCCGTAGGAAATGAATATCTTGTCGGCGTTGATGTACGAGCTGGCACCGATAGCGCCGTCGTTCGTAAGAAGGGTCGTTGCCGAAAGAGGAAGCGGGGCTATCTTCGTTGCGATTCTCTCGAAATCGCCTTCGCCCGACGGAAAGCTTATCCAGTTGTTTCCGGCCTCCATATCAAACGACAGATCTATGTACTTGTTGACATAGTATCCGCCGGAAATGGCATACTGGTCTTCGCCGAGATATTTCTTCGTCAGCTCCTTCTGATAGTATTCGATCGTGTTGGTCTTGTCGAAGTCGATATACGCCGAAACAGGGAGATCGGCCACATCCTCCTTGGAGGCCAACGACAGCACAATTTTATTATAAAGCGCCTCTATTGTGTCGGACGACTCGTCGGCCACCTCGGAAAATGGATTGTCGCCGACAACGGACGCAAATCCGTTGCCTAGCAACCAGTTCACCTCGTCCTTGTCGTATCCTTGGGCGGCATAATACGCCAGAGCCTCGTCCGTCGGGGTGCCATAATAGTCAACGGCGTCGATGTCCGGCGTCTTGTCCATATAGTCCGTGTCGTCGTACAGCTCCTCGATTTTGACCTCAAGGGTCGTGTTGAGCGGCTTCAGTTCGGGCAGAAGATTGTAGAAATCTGGGTCGTTGATCTTGATGTACTTCCCGTGCTTGGTAAAGGCTCTGAGAAGGTAGTCGTGCAGCATTCTCTCGACCGCTGTATAGGTGCCGACCAAATTGTACTTCAGCTTGGCTCTCTTTATGGCCTCTCTCTTGTGCTGATAGTAGATCATGATGTCGCGCAGCTTTCTGGCGCAGTGAGGGATGATTTCCTCGACATTCAAATAGTTCTCAAGATCGTAATCGTCGTTGAAAAGCTTCTTTTCCTCGTCGGTAAAGAACATAGACAGCGACCTGATGAAGCCTATGTAGTCGGCCTTTATCTTGGTCGCTATGCCGCTTTGCTCCGTCTTCTTGGCGTTCCAGCTCTTGACATAGTTGTTATATTCTTCGTATTCGAACCCCTTCTTTATGGCCCGGCTTCGATACAACCACTGCTTGAAAGTAAACGGGCGGTCGTTGTCTTCGACTACAACCGACCCCGTTGAGTACTTTCCTACGACTGTATTTGTCGTGATTGGCGAGAATATCTGGTTCTTTACCATAACTAGTAATATTTATACGACAAAATACCGGTTTCGGGTGACTTAAATCGACTGCAAAATCAGCTCAAGCAGGTCATACATCTGCTTCAATGAACGATTTATGACATCTACCGTCACCAATTCGTTGATTCCCACGAAAATACGCTCCTTATGGATGGCATCCAGTATCTTCTGATACTCGGATTGGTCCAAATCGGATATTCTTTCCTCTTCGTTCTCCGAATCTAGCTCGACGATCTTTCCAAATATGCACCTAGCGTACATTACGATGTTGTCATAAATTCTCTGGAAAGCCGTATTGATTACGGCATCCTGAACGTTCTCGTTCTTGTTCAAACGATATTCCTCCGACGTCCACAGCAGCTTATCGGCGTTTTCCGTCACACCAAGCTCGCGGAGAACCAAGGAATCGTTGTATCTGAGAATGTTCTTCTCCGTCGAAATATAGACATCGAAGTTGCTGTTTGCATAGATGGCCCGATATGTCAGATTATTATTTTCTGCGAATCTGGCCACGAACTTTCCGTCATAGCTGTACTTCGCCACCCAATGCTCGTACAGGATGTACAGGAACCCCGACTGGTATTGCGGACGGATCATCAGAGGAATTTTTATTTCGTCCTCCAACTTGAAGATGTTCTTCAGTTCTCCGTCTCTTGTAAACGTGTACACCAGCTTCTGCGTCAGAACATGGATCTGATTCTTGAAATCAGAACAGATGCCGATGATGTTATCCTCGATCTCGCTCAAGTTTATGGTGCTTACCCACTGTCCCTTGATGGAGAATCGCTTCACCGCCTTGTTGCCGGTGTCGCACACCCAGATGTCGTCAACCCCGTCGTCCGTGGTCGAAATGCACATATCGGTCGGATAGTTGAACTTGTTGTTCGCCGTCAACCCGCCGTATCCTCCGATTTCTCCGTAGTAGGAGATGTTCATCGCCTGCTTGCGTCTGGAGAACTTGTACGAGTTGAATATGTACAGCTTGTTCGTCTTTCTGCATAGCATATAGAGAAGATCGGTGTTCTCCGAATATTCTATCCTGTCTATGCTCTCGATGAACTCGTTGATCTTGTGCGGCATGATTCTTCCGAGCTCGGCCCCGTACTTCGCCGTGTTCGATATGACTATATCGGAGCCGACGCTGGCATACAGGTTGTTCTCCCCATCCGTACACATATCCTTGCAATTCTTCAAGATCGTGTTCTCGTCGTCTATGGAATCGTTCTCATTTGTCTTTCTGTAGATTTCCAAGTCGCCGTTCGGGACGTATCCGTACTGCCGTTGGCGCACACCGTCCAAAACGGTTTCGAAGTCGCCGTAGTATCCGCCATAAGTGGTCGGAGGCTTCAAGTAGAACTTCGTCTGGTACTTAAGATACTTCAGATCCTCCATTATCTTCTCGAAACGAAGATTCAGGTTGTCGGCGGTAAGCCACTCGTTGGGTGCGAACAGGATGTCGTTCAACCCATAAGGATATTTCAGAACATATCCGTCGAGAACTCTCGTAACCCTCTCGTCATATGTCGTTCTGATCAATATCGTCAGCTTCGGTGCGTCGATGGACTTTATTCTGGTAAGCCCCTCGTCGTTTCTCTTCCACTCCGTGGAAAGATCGGCGTAGACGGCGGAATCATACTCGCCAGCGTCGGAGAAGGATGTTTCGAACCTTTTCTCCGATTCATTCGCCGGTATCTCCCAGTTCAACCCGAGATCGAACACGGATACCGTAAACTTATCGTAATATCCTTGAGTAAACGGATCCCGAATGGTGTTGTCCGTGTTGTTCACCAGCACGATGTCGTCATCGATGCTTACTATGTCTTTCTTGTATGTGACATAGATCGGCGTAAGGCAGTTTATCGGATGGATGGAGTCGGATATCGTGTCCTCGCCCTCCTTGTAGTCGTGATAGTATACCTTCCTTACCACGTCGCCTACCGTTATGGTCATACCGAAATTCGGCTGCCCGACGAAATCGAGCTGATATCCGACCTCGCCGTATGTCATCGTTCCGATCTCCGCATCGTCTTCTTCGCAGGTGACCTTCATGAATGCAGCGGTGTCGAAAACGGATTTCATATACTTGTCGCCGGTATCCCACACAACGTTGTCATTGTGTTTGCAGCACACTCTCCAATCGGTAATGACGCTTGTGAGCTCTATGCTATTGTGGCCGTCGCTTATTATCCTTTCGTCGTTGGCTAACGTATAATACGGCTGTACCCCGAAATTCTTATAGCGATTTACGATATAAAAATCTTGATTTGCGGTCAACTCCCCCGGAATCGTCTTTATATCGTTCTTGAATATCGGGACTTCAAAGTCCTTGAACCCGATGTCGAACCCGCCATTCGCCTCATAATACGACTCTACCAGAGTGTATGTTTCGCCGGACGGTATGAACGGAATGGTTTCGAGCATATAATACATATTAGGTATGTCGGACGACTTTCCGTCATCGGACGCCTTTTGTATGAAAACGTGGATGCGCCTGTTGTCTACGCCGCTTTCCACCCTTCCGTACATATTGTCGTATGATATCTGGACGGGAGTGGTGTCGGTCGTGATGTCGACAGGCGTTCCGTTGATGGAACCGAATATAATCGTATACTTGCCGTTGATTATGTTTTCGCCCTTGTAATAAAGCTGGCACCAGTTGTCGCCCAACGCAACGGGGATGTCGTAGATTTGCATCAAACTGTCGGCGTAGTTGCCCGAGAACGAATATATCTCGTCGTCGTGAACGTCGGCCGACCCGACGGATACGTACAATCCCTGCGCCCCTCCCTGCGGAATTCTATACTGAACATCGGCCCAGAACTCGATGGCTTCGTCGTTTGCCATTTTGAAATAGAAATCGCTTTCCTTTTTCGTGATGACATAGCACCCGTGCCTTCTGGTGAAGTTGACATATTTTCCGCTTTGTCCGCCGAGCTCTATGCGAAAATGCTCGTTTTCGGACTCGACATAATACATTCTGTCGCTTGTGATTGTTGGAGCGGCGTAAGCGCTGGATCGATCTTCGTACTGGTCGATATCCCACACTCTAAACGTGTTTTGATACACGCCGCTCTCGTCCTCGTGGTTTACGGCCCACTCGGAAATCGTCGCGTCGTCTCCGTTTATGACGCACGAGAACAGATTCTCGTACATCGGCTTGCCGGACAACAGCGTGGTAACGCCATCGTCGCACATCGAGACGTATACTCTTCCGTATTCCTCCTCGTCCAAATCTCGACGCCATTTGTCGTCTCTGTTCGATTTTGCGAAATAATGGTAGTTTCTTTTAAGAAACGTCGCTCCGCTGTTCCTCGAAGGCGTAGAGAAATTTTCGTCGTAATTGTTTGGATATGGAAGATGCCTTGTTATCGCCGTGTCCGAGTTGGCCATCGGGTCGAATATGGTAAGCGATTCGCCCTTCGAATCTATGGCCGCATACCCGAGGACGACACGATATCCCGTGTCGTCGACGAACATTCCTTCGCCGTCGACATACAGGGAAAATCTAACCTTTATCCTGTAATAGTTCTTTTCGAAGTCGTCGAAAAGATACTGCATGACGGTGCTCATGTCGGCATCCGTCGGATTGCCGTATTCTCCGTTTCCTCTCTTCAGGCTTTCTGTTATGTCCCTGATGTTTATGTCATCCCAGTTCTCGCCGAATTCATCGGTGGCCTTGACGTCCAATATCTTGAGCTTTATAGATGGATCGACATCGTTCGACGTCTTGTCTATGTATAGATACCAGACGCTTTTGGCTCCTTCCCCAAGCGTCATTTTTAGACTGTCGGCCACTTGTTGGCCGACCATGCTAACGAGTTTGGTATATTCATCCCCCGTCAGCTTTCCATATAGCTCGCACTCATACGATATCTCGTCGGCTATCGTATATTCCGTGCGCTCCTCTCCGTATTCCAGCTCTATTGTGGTCGAAATCGGCTTTGCGCTGCTGTAGTTTTTCGTGTTTATGTCGGCGAAGATTCCGGTTGTTCCGTAGCTAAACATATAGCCGTTTATTGATAATCTAGGTGCCTGCCCCTCTGGTGCTATGACGTGGCTAAAGAAATCGTCCAGTTTTGCTTTATTACCGGCCGTTTCATATGCCGTTTTTCCTACCATTGTTTCGAACAGCTGCTCGGCGTATATGCAGTTAAATGCCCCCTCTGTGGTGTTCGATCCCTCTATTATGATTTCGTCTAGGTGCCCGCCGTCGGTATTCATGACCCACAGACACTTGAAACCCGTTCTTTCGTCGGTTGCTGGTACTATGTCATACCCGCCAGTAGAAGGATTAGAATATACGCCCGATACTTCTGACGTATTCAGCGTTTTTATGTCGATTCTTCCTATTTTGATATGTTCGTATATGTCTTGATTGTTTATGACGCTATGCCAAAACACCTGATACGACGTTTGGTTGTCGCTGGTTAAAACTTCCGACTCCCTGAATTCGGATATCTTTAATTCCTTGATTTCGTTCAGGTTCCTGACCCGATGCTTTATCCGACCGTCCGGGGCGGTCCCGCCAGAATTCTTGATGCAATATTGAACATAACCTTCGTTTGTTATATTACCCGGTGTAAAGCTTTTCAGCACCGGTGTATTCCCTTCGTTGTCTATGACGGATAATATGTATTCCGGTGGCGTTTGCTCCGATTGCGTTGGCAACTGCAAACCATACAGTTCTCCGCTATTGAACAATTTCGTGGTTACGGACGAATCGGAATCGGATATCAAGTCGATGTTGTCCATAAACGAAAGTATATTGCCGTTTATTTGAAAATTGTTTGATTTTTCTATGAGGGGCCACTCCGGCACCGACAGCGCCGATACCGAATTGACACGAACTTTATAATCCTGCTGGCTTTCCTCCCCCTCGTTTACGGTAACATAATCCCTGTTTTCAAAAATGTTGTAATTGGAAAACGACAAATCTCCTCCTATTTCGATCAATTCTGCCGGTGTAGCCGATTGCGGCGTGGCGTCGGCGGCAAACGATATCTTTGCGTTTGGAGGTATCACGCATTTTCCTATATATGTTACTCTATCGGAATATCCTAGTTCCGCGTCATTGTTCCCGGAAGGATAATATTCGTAATTGAATCGATTGCTGGGTATGAAGCTGTTCAGTTCTTGTGTTTGCGTTATGGCAAAATTTCCGCCTACGCTTTCCCTTGCGCTGAGTCCGGCTTTTTCCTTTATGTAATATGAACTGTCTTCATAATCATAAAACGTAGAAAGCCCGGCCGGTCGATCCTTGTATGTGGATGTCATTCCATTCATCATGAAAAGACATTTTTTAACAGATATCGCTCCAAAAGTTGCTGCTGGGATGCCGGTCGCCGGAACAACATAATCACTGGCGTTACACAACCCACCACTTAAAATTTTTATACACTCTGTGGTATCGACGGTTTTTGTGGTTAGCATTTTAACCAGCGGCTTTAAAGCGTTCACGCTGTTCATTCCTGCTACCGTGAAATATCTATCGTTGTCGGCTGTATAATTTAGACGATATTCACACGACGATGGATCTTTTGAATAATTCCAATAAGAACATATCACTTGCCAACCGCGTTTTCCGTCTGCGTTATGATATTGATACGCCAATCTACAATGATCATTTCTAAACGTATCATACAGACAAAAAGATAGCTCACAGCCGGACAAGTCAAAATAACAATTTGTCGTAGCATCTCCGTTGCCCGTTTTTATTTTCCATATCGGCGGGGACATATCCGAACCTTGTATTGTGGTTTTATTTGCATAGATAAATGCATTATCCAACGCTCTGGCGCTTACAGCTGCCGACCAGTTTGTCATAGTCGGCGTATAATACGCGCTGGCTAGATAGTGCGGCTCGTCGGCAAACGAACCGCTGCGAATAAGACCAGATACGGCAGAAAGATAACCGTTTGTCGACGGCGAAAGATCGCAATACAGAGAAGTATAAACAGACCTGTTTCTATATCCATACTGCCCAACACATGTATTTGGCATCGGAATAGTACCACTAAGATCGGCGCTTGTATAATAATATATCTCGCCGCTTAGCATCCGGGTGTCGGTCGAATCGCCGCCGCAAAAATTGTACCAGCACGGGTCCAGCCCCCAAGCATATGTCGTAAACGCCGTAGAAATGATCGTCCATTTACTGGAATCGAACGTTCCTGTGGTCGCCTCTATACATTTATAGTATGTCGTTTCACCAGAAACAGTACGCTTGCAACAATCCCCGATGCTATATTGCCGGGAAGTGCTATAATTTGGAATGCTATCCCAATCCTGTACTTCCGTCGTTATCGGAAGCTTTGGATAAAACCCCAACAACTGCCTATGGTATTTCTCAAAATGTATACTTATGTTAGGTAGCCCCGTATCCGCGCTTACTGGTTTTATTTTTTCGGCCATATCGTTAATCCCATTCTATTCTTATCAGCGAAGAATACGCCGGAGTCAGCTTCTTCAATGCCCTGTTTATCATCTTCTCCAACACGCTCTTCAGCTTCTCGTCTATCTGTCCGTTTGAATTCTTGTACCCGTTGATGTGCAGGACATACTGCGCCGACTTCGATCCGGGCATCTTGAACTTGTAGAATCGTTCTATGTCCTCCACCAAATTCCTGACATCCGTCCTGTAATGCCAGCTTAGGTCGTCGCAGGCGAACTTGGACATATAGATGTAGTATAAATCCTCCTGCGTAATCGCCCTATCGTAAATCCTGAAATCGTCTATGCTGCCGGAGAACGACTTGTTGCACACGTTTATCTCCTGCATCAGAGAAAACAGCTTTCCGCATCTTCCGCCTATGATTATGGGGGAATCGTAATAATACTTCGTGGATTGCAGATTGGCACCACCGATATTGGAAATGAATCCGTCGATCTCCTTCTTTCCTGCCTCGATACAATCGAAATAGAACGAAATCTCGTACTTGTTTCCGCCTATTCTCTTGACAATCGCCGCCATTTGATGCCAATCGAAATTGGAAACCTCCGACAGCGGCTTCGTAATCACGTTGTGTCCGTCCTTTCCGAACAAATCGAAATACACGCAATTCGTGGAATCCTTGTTCATCCGGTAATAATCGTACATCGTCAACTTGCGCTTGTTCTTCGGGTGGACATAGAATCTGGAGGTGTCGTACTCGTCCACATACTCTCCGTTCGTACCATATACGTAGATGCACTGCTTGTCTTCGCTGAGGATCAAAAGATGATCGACATTCTTGTCCAATATGTTCCTGTTCACAATGTCTATCATCGTCGGGTTGATCCCGGCCTTGATCTTGAATTCGAATGTCTTTCTGTAATGGTGGGAGACGACCTTCCACACCTCCACCAAATCCTTCTTCAGCACATACGCAACGTTGTTGTAGTCGACGGCTATGGATATCGTATCGCTGGATTCGCTGTATCTATAATACTTCAGATTCTTGTCCGTTTCCTCGTCGCCGAAATTAAATCCGTCGTTCGTGTCGTCGCCGTTCTCGGCCACCCAGACGCTTCTTCTGTCATAGACAAAGTGCTGCTTTTCTATCTTGACTATCGGAACGATCGTCTCCTCGGAAATACCGCATGTGACATATGTCATATCGTAGCGATTTATCTTATAGCACTTCCATGCTCCTGCGGTTCCATTCGTTCTTCCGTAAGCATACAGATAATAGCCGTTTTCGTCGTTTCCGAGATCAAGATACTGCAAATTTGCCGATATCTCGATCTCTCCCAGCAAGTTTCCGTTGTAATCTACCTTGTAAATCTTGGCTTTGGTGCCATCACAATCCAAAATATAGCTATACAGATCTATGTCTACGAGCATATCCAACAGATGGGTATTGTCTCTAGCCTTCCAAAACGCCTTTGTCGATACCAATTGACCCATATTGTTGTACAGGCCCATCGTTCCATCCTGAAGGGGGTTGTTCTCGTCGTTGCCGAAAGTGAAAATAAAACTGTTCTTCGACCTATTGGTGATTCCGAACTTCCATCCGCCAACATAAAGATTGTCCACTATGCTGTACGATGTGCAATTCTCCCAGTCGTTGCATTTGACCCAGAAGCATATAGAATACTCGTCTTGGGTCATTTTGCGCTTTTCGTTGTCGAACGGCACCACGATCAGCTGGTTCTTTCCGTTGAACGTCACGGCGTAATCGTCGTCGTCGAAATCGTTGCTGACACGATAATTGTAAAACGAAGTTTCGGACGGATTGAGATAATTAATCTGCCCGTTGTCGTTGTCGTTCTTCCAATCGGTAAGATGCAGCTTTAGGCAGTCTCCCACGGATATGGAGCTGGCGATATCCTGTATGGTCTTTTCGCCGACTCTCCAATACTTGTAGTATGCGCCATAATCGAACGACATCTCGGACTCGACATCGTATACTCCGTATTCCTTGTTCTCCTCTCCCTCGGCGGCCGCTTCGTCGGCCTTCTTCGGGTCAAACCACCTATCCATCCACTTCGGCTCTATCTCCGGGTTTAAAACATCGCCGGACAGCCATGTACAAAGCCAAGTGCCGTTGGAAAGCCGCTCGTCCTGAGCCCTTCCGTATGGGGACGAATCTTCGTAATTATACCTTAATTTGTAAATTCTGTCCGCCTTGTACGGGCAAGAACCATAGGTAGCGCCGTCGCTGATGATCGTCGTGTTCTTTATGTCCAAATATTTGTTGGACGCGCTTCCGACATCCTTCATCGGGAAGTGAAAATAGGTAAAAGCGTCTTTTGTAAGGACAATATCCTCCAAATCCGAGGTATATCCCAGCTTGATGGAATCCCCAATCGGGTCTTCCACCTTGCTGTTTACGTACAAATTCGTGTAATCACGAAGATTTACGCTCTTTTTTCCTGTCCAGCTGGTATCATACGGGTTTGAATCATGAGAACTCATCTACATATCGACCTTTATGATATTTATTTCCACAAAACCATATATCCAGCCGAAATATAGAAGAGATTCTACGACTCTTCAGAGGTTTCTTCGTTGAAAACGCGATTTACGTACAGTCTGGTGTCCTCGGGCTTCGTATTCTGGAAAACCATATTGACTTCATAGGTCTGATCGGTTCTGATATCGACCATTTCCATCATTCCCTCTTCCTTCTTGAACTCTGGGAGGCCGCCGCCGGACGGAAGAACGTGGTAGACCGCGCTTACACAGGTATTGGTATTTTCAGCGTATGCCGAACAAGACACGAAATACCCGCCCGGATGATCGTCGAAGGATGTTCTCCTGTATGTGTGGTCGACTCTCCAGTCCTTGGCCAGTTTTCTCAGATAAGACTGCTTGTTTGCGCCAATCAAATAGCCATCGCACGGGGTGGAGGCGTCGGAAAACGGACGGAGATAGGCCGATGTTGTCGGTGTTCTGTATTGAACCAGCTTTCTCTTCGTCGTTATCTTGTTATCCTTGACATCCTTGTTGTTCTGATAGAACCCTTCCGTAGATATGGAAATCGTGTCTTTGCCTCGTCCGCTGTATTCTGTTGTCGGATCTCCATAGTCGAAGTCCCAGTCCATTCTGCTTATCGGATATGAACCGGCCTTTACATCGGCCTGCATACCGTAGACAACCGTCGGGAAGTCTTTGGTGATGTAATCGTATTTCATTTCGAATACATCGCTTCTTCCATTATATGGCTCTCCCGTTATCTGAGGCGGTAGTTCCACCACCAACACGCAGCAGGAAGACGTACATCTACGAAGAGTCTCCTCGACACAATCCTCGTAGTCGCCGACGGTGGGCATAAATCTGCGAATCGTCTCGGTATCGAATTCCGGTGAAATTCCTATGGAATACAACCCCGGCATCGTATAAACATGATCGCCAGACACGATTCCGGTGGGATTAAGTCTTCCTGCGTTGGCATCGGTTATCTCCCCTGCGCGTTCCCAAGTCGGCCACCCGCCAACCAGATCCTTGCCGAAGTAGGTATGATCTTTTGCCATATAGTCGGTAAACCAATCGCCCCAATCCATCATACCACCGGAGACGGGAAGCGATCTGGAAGAAAGATGGCCGCTGGCCGCAACATGCATAAACGGAGCATAGCCAGAAACGGCAACCTGCTTGACCATCTTACCGGAATCGTCCATATGCACAACATAGCAGTTATATCCAACTTCTGCGGTGGATGAAGCGAGGTTTGAACTCTCGCACGAATAATCATCCGCAGTAATCGTAATAAACTTGTCGTGAGCCGCGTTTGCACCAAACACCCTGAACCCGCTAACGCACGGACATACCGGAAGAACATTGATATAACAACCTTCGATTCTCTCCTTTTGTGCATCCGAGCTTACGGTGCGCTCCTTGAACGGAACGTCGTCGGCGTCCATTCCCTGTAAGGTTTTTTCGCTCGAACAGGTCATTGTGGCGTAATATACGCCCGGCCCCTTGTAAACATGCATTATGCTGTCTCTGAAATCAAGAGACTCGTATTCACAAAGATTTCTTCCGCACTGATCGGGCAGAATTGCCCCCTTTACGGTAGCGGATATATTGACCGGACTGCTGTATGTCGTGTTCGGTATGTATCTGACTCTCTTCTGCTTGCCTTCGCCGGGGACGACATCGCCGAACCCGTATCCGTTGAGGGTTCCAGCCACGGTAGACATAAAAATGCCGGTAAAATGGCTGTCGCCGGTCGTCATGCTCGGAGAATAATGATAGCTTTCCCCATTACCGCCGTCATAGAAGTCGAGCTTCATCGTACACGCATCCAGACGACCCCAGAATCCGGTGACAATGGTCTTGAATTCGTTGTCGTTGGTGCTCGTCATATCACACAAATATTTGTCGCTGGGTAATCTAAAGGCAGATATATTGGCAACTACTCCATCATCGTATGATATCGTAGCGTTTTTTGCGTCCTCGTATGCCGTAATTCCTCTGGTATCACAGCCGAAAATCACAGAATCGCCAAAATCCCATCTCCAATACCCCGTGGGGAACGATCTCGTGACGCTCATATCACGAAATACCACCGGCAGCGGATCGTATCCGACTATGCACATTTCGGCGTCGCCGCTCGGTGCCGCTTCCTTTCTCCAGACGGCATATAGTTCGAACACCTTATTTCTCTTTACGAGATATTCATACGGCAAAAATATGTCGCCGTCCTTATAAACGATATGCGAAGAATATGGATATCTGGCCCATCCAACAAAAAGATATCCGGGATGGACGAACGGGCACGGATTTAATTTTCCCTCCTCCCCTATATTAAAATATTGTTCTTTGCAGTTCGGATCGTATTCGTCCCCCTGCTCGCCGTTTTCGTCGAACACGAAGTCGAAAAACTTTACCGTTACCTGTTCGCCCAACCAAGATGGTACAACGAACACGTCGCCGAATCTCGTGATTTTTACTGTGTTAGTTTCAAATTTTTGCGGATGGTTCCATTCTTTCAACCCGTCGTTCCAACTAACCTCCATATCCAAATCCGAACCGACCACATTCAAGGATGTCAAACTATACCCTGTTCTTTCGGCCAGAAACGCGGGAACCTTAAATGTGGCCAAACCGGTAACAGGGTTGCTTTCCATATCCCATTCGATCGGAATTGAATATTCGCCTCCGTCGAACCATTCCAAATATACTCTATACTCCTTCCACTTCGAACGCATCCAATAGAATATGTCGCTGACGAGTCCGCTGGGCGGCTCCTCCGCCGTAGTGGTGTATGTTATCGTGGCCGACGCTTTTTCTATCGCTTCGCCGGAGACATAATTTACGTCGAACCCCGTTTCTATCCATTCGTCGTATTCCGGTTCGCCGGATTCGAAATATCCGTGCTCGTAGCTGCTGCACATATTCCAGTTGGCGAAATCGCTGGCCGTTGGCGGCTTTGTTTCAAGAATCGCATCGTCGCATCCCTTAAGATACTCCGCGTTTCTATCAAGATTGAATTTCTGATCTATCGTATAGACGACCTCGTAGCTGGATGTCGGTTCCTCGTCTTCCTCTGTTTGTTCGTCCTCGGTAACGAGAACGATGGAATAACTACCGTCTATGGAACTTACAACAGGCGTAGCCGTTCCGATGTCAACATCGGGGGTATACAAAATATGAAATTGATTCAAATCGGCCGAAACCGTGATTTCGGTCGGCTCTTCCTCGGCTTCTCTTTTTATCTTCTTTCTAGCCATTTTTATCAATCTCCTTGGTCGTGTATGTATAGCCGGGGGTCATGACATTCTTCAATTCGGCAAAATTCAATTTCATGGATTCCCTGTTCATTACGGCCTTGTACGGGCATTCGTACACCACGGACGGCTTCACGTCCTCGATGATCTTGTCCGGTGTGACGTCGCTGTTGAAGAACTTGTTAAAGAACTCGTTGTAGTACTTCACCCAGCGGATTTTTCCATCATATCCGATCATAAAATATCTATCGTTGTCGTCGAAAAACGTAGCCTTGAACAAATAGTTGTTTCCGACGCGGGTCAGTGTGTCCACGCCGTTGTATTTGTCGTTGTGGGCGTTTCCGTTGACCTTTACCATATTGATGAACGGAACGCGGCTTTCGTATATTCCGATCGGATATCCTTCCTCCCAGTTCGGTAGCTTCAAATCCGACGAATCGGCGTCATATAACGACCAAAACCTCTTTACGCGATAGTCCTTGGCATTGATCTTTCTGCCAACGGTCCTTTGGATGTTTGTATTGAGCACCGTGCTGCCGCCGGACCAACAGCTATAGCCAGTCTCGACTTCTTGTGCCTTGTGATTGGCCGTGGAAGACGCAACCGTTTCGTCAATGTTTTCAACGACATCGCACACAGACCATGGATCCTTCAACATGCTGTGCATCGTAATTCGGTTTGTTCCGGGTATCTGGTACAAATCGAAGTGTTGCGTGCCTCCGCCGTCGCCCACGATCAAATCGCTCATAACCAAATCGTATCGATTCATATGGGTCTTGACCGTCGCATACTTCGTCCCCTGCGCTATGATGAACGATGTCGTGTCGTTTGAAGCCTGACTGCGATAGATCTTGAACATGTTCTTCTCTGTAAGCTTTTCGGACGGTGCCGTAATCGCATACAGGCGGCCTTCCACGTTCCTGACAAAATTTCCGTTAGGCGCAAGAAGAGGGGTGAACAGAACCAAATCGGTCGTGTCTATGTCGTCCGTGACGACGATCTTGGAAAAATCCAAGTTGCTTATAAGACCCAAGAAAGTATGGTTCGCAAAAGCCTCGTCGTCGGCGTTCGAAAAAGACTCGTGCCTCGTGAAGCTGTATCCTTTTCCGTCCGGCCCTATGTAATCGTACTTCTCCGGTTTGTACGAGAATTTGCTTCTGCGGGATTCCTCCGATGACGCCGGTGCCGGATTATCGAATTCATATTCGGCCGACACCGAACTCATAACTAGATTCTTTTCGTTATCGTTGCTCATTTATTGACATCCGCCTTTGTTTTTCTTGCTCTCTTCGCTGTCTTCTTTTTCGCCTTCGCAGATCTTGACTGGTCGCCTAGATCGTTTTCGCATTCGCCCCAGAAAGATTTTCCTACCAAATCGTAGTCCGTCTTCGTGTCCGTGTATTCGCTGGTTCCGATTCCTCTTATGCAGAACTTGTTTGTCGGCCAGCGTTCGAACACGTGAGTGGTATGATGACCGACGTGTATCGTCTCGTATGTATCGGACCCAATATGTACGCCCAAGTTGTATACGCTCGGGTTGTAATCTATGTACAAGTCCACATAATATTCATACGGATGATATTCATTCGATATCGGAATCTGGTTGAGAGGCGCATACGGGGGAACCATTCCGATATAGTTCGGTGTCAGCCAGACACCTTCCTTATAATTGTCTATTACCCTCTCTGGAAAGAGAATATCTCCCTCTTCATCGGTTATGTCATCGAAACTATGCTTTCTGGTACTTACTCCCACAAGATTCGGGTCGTTATACTCATATCTGTGGAATATCAATCGACGATAATTTCTTTCGATATCGTAGATATAATGAGTCGTACTCAAATCGTCATAGCCGGAAGCTGACCAGTCGTCGTTGAATATCGATGTGTGGGCGTCCCAATACCCGGAACCGTCGTTTACATCGCACACCAAGTCGTTCGACATGCTGTATGCCTCGGAAATTCTAGACTTGGCCGTAGGTGTCATCGGGACGGGGTGTATAATATCAGGCCCAATCTCGACTTCGTTCTTCTGCAACAGGCAGCTCATGCCAAAATTGTCCGAATTGAACTCGTTGGCCATATTGCCGTCCACGACATAATTTTTATTGACGGTGCCGTTTGGATCGTGCCTCATCGCGTTCCAGCCAGATCTGCTATCGGTATAATAATGCGATCTGTTGTTCACGCCAAACAGCTTTTTCTGCTTCCAGACATTCTTTCCGTCTTCGTCGACATTGAACGGGGTCGCGCTATAAACATATGCGTTGTTCCCAAGATTGTTCTTCGTCAACGGAAAACTTCCGCTGTTCAGCAGTCTGGTCGCCTCGTTATAAACCGAATTTGTTATGCCACCCTCTCCGTTTTTGATCCCGTTCGGATACTTGTCCGGCTTTGCGTCATAATAGGCACCGTTCTGTGCATACTTGTTCAAATACACAAGACTGGTTTCAAAGCTGAAATTGTTGTTCTCGTAAGGATACAATCCCTTGTTGCCCTTCTTCGGATCGTACAAATACTTTTCGTTCTTGTTTCTCGTATCGAGAAGCTGGAACTTGCCCAGATATCTGTTCGATGTATACCACAGATTGTTATCGCTGTCTACCGCGACATGGTAAGGATATCCGTTCAGATTCGAAGCCGTTCCTGTTACATACACCGCATTTCCAGAATCTTGGTCGTCCGGCATATTGTTTGTCGTTTTGTACGGGCTGTCGGCGGAGACATAATTCAACCTATGGCCGGTCGCTTTGTGCTGATTGGTGCTCGGTGTATAATCTGCCTCTCTATCATACGGAAGAATGCCGATCTTTCCTTCTCTTCTGTCGGCGAATACCATTTCGTACTTTATTCGCTTCGATTCGTTCGGAGTTCCGTAATACTCTATGTCGTTCTGTGAAATGACCATTCTGCCATCAGATGGCATTCTGCAACAAATGCTTCCAATGGACATCGGAAGGTTGTTCTTATATTGCCCCGGTTCGCATAACGTCTTTTCCACACCGGGTTCGGTAGGACAGGTGAACGTACCATCAAGAAATATGCTTCTTAAATCCGAATTGCCCGATGTGTGATCCACCACATTGAACGGTGCCGGTTTGGAAACATTATAGTCGGCGTTTGACTTTTCTCCTTCGTTTGGCGTGTTATTGACCGTATCCTTGTATTTTCCGACCAATGTATAAGGATATCCGGCGAAGCCGAACGAATGGCTATCTCGGTTTCTTGATGGACGCCATCTGGTAGTGGTGGTAAAATAATTCTTTCCGGTGGAAGGCGTATTCGATGCGCTTATTGCTCTTCTATAGTTCGTATTGTTGGTGGCGGTCGACGATATGTTCTGCATATCTTCAAACTGCCCGTTCGTATCATATAGATTCTCGTTTTGCGTACAGCCGTAGAAATAATTCAAATCCTGAAGCATCGAATTTCTTGTAATTTCAAACTCGGGAATATCGTCCTCGATTGCAATTATTTCGATGTGCGTATTGTGAATGATATCGGATGGTGCGTCAGCCGCTCCGCCCGGTGCTCCGTTAGCCATTCCGATATATTTCGCCCATGGGTATTTCTTCAACGACTCTTCCGTTATTTTGGTGCCGTACCCAAAGCCTTCCGCTCGAATGTCTCCGCCGCTCGCCGCAGCTGGCGGGCGATGGTTGGAATTCCATCTGTCAATCGTCCAGTTGATGTGATGGACGGCTCTCGCCTTTGTGGCCCACACAAATTTGCACCCCGGCATGTCCCACATGACATGATCCATAGTTCTGTGCTCGGGGGTCGCGCACCAGTCCCACATAGCCACCGCATCGACCAACGTCTTATTTCTTTCTCTTTGATCTCTATTTAAATTGTACCCATAGTGCTGCGACGCATGATTCGGCTGATTCTCGCTCAATATAGCATTGGACGAATGTCCTACAACTGTCCCCGTTACTGCTCTTTGGTGCATAACAGAACTGGTTTCCCAATATCCGCCGGATACGGGTGCGACAAGATTCTCGTATACGGCTTTTCCCATAATTGCATATGCGTGACTATTGCTAGTGTCGCCGTTTACAAACTGTGTGCCGTTCGTTCTACAAAGTCTTCCCGGTCTGACTCTTATTTTAATAGGATTACCGGCGGACTTTCTTTTTACTGAGCTAACTGTTAGCGGGGTGTGTCCGTTTACCCATACCTGACCGTTGATTCCAAATCCGATTCCGTATATATTGTTTCTGTTTGCGGGCGTCTGAACGATCGAATACATCGGATCTTTGCCGATATTTTCCTCGTTGCACCCAAAATGTCCTCTTTTTATTCTTGTGGCAGCCGTTATGTTCGAAGATGTCACCTTCAACTTTAAAACGGCCTCTTTGTCGTAAATTACATAAAAATAGCTGGTAGGAACCCCGGTGACACGTTCATTGGTGCATACCGCTCCGACGACCCTTTCCGGTGTAGCCACATTAAAGTCCGGGAACGGCCCCTTTCGCATCTTTTCTGTTATTTTGCCTTGGCTGTCCTCGTATATGGCGGCAATCTTGTTCGTGCCGTCATATGACAAAAGCATATTATGGACCGCATCGTATGCTATTGCGTAAATCGGCTTGGATCCAAGGCTGACAGATCCTATCACCCTACCTGTCCAATAATCGAAGCAGTATATCGATCCCTTGTCGGTAGACGCCCATACTCTTCTCTCCTTCTTGGCGTTTTCACCAAGATCTCGGTTCATATCGACGGCAACGCGGACGAAATTGCCGGATTGTATGGTAGCTTTCCATACTTGGCCGCACTCTCCGTACCACCTGTCGTTTATCATCTGGTTCTTTTGCGACAACGCAACTATGCTGCTGCCATCGCAAAAGAACCCCATGGGCGTGGCACCACGGTTCATTCTTCTCGAATAACCGTAAATCTTATAGAGGACTCCCTGCTCGCCAGCGCAGATTCTTCTGATTACACGACGAAACTTTCTCTCGTTCCATTCAGGATCACGATTATAATTTAAATTATGAAGATTGTTGTCTTCGTTATTGTTCCAATCAAACTTGTCGACCAACTCTGTAGCCGGTTTGTCCGAATCGCTCTCCCTTTCCCAAGAATAGATCGTCCTGAACTTCTTTCGGACAGCAGGATCGGAATAATCGGCCATCTCGTTTGGATCCAAAATGGCTCTTAAAACATATAATTTCGTGATGTCCGTGTCGGCATACAGCTCTATGTCCCAAGTCAACCGTATGCTATGGTTCTTATAGATCTCGTCCATTGTCGAAATGGACGTGAAATTCACGCTTGAACGAATATAACTTATGTCCTCTGCCTGTGCCATATTTGTTACTTTCTAATATTTATGGCGGCATTTTACAAAAAACCACCCTTTCGGGTGGTCCTTTTTCATCGCAATCTTTTCGGCACGATGTACTCCATAAGTGAGTTTTTTGTCTTTATCTTGAATATCACGATTCCCGGATCTACGATCTGGACGGCACATTTTTCGAATTTGTTGGCCGCCACGAACTTGAACACCTCGTCCGTCACGATGATGCTGTCGTCCACCCCGATCGGTTCGCCCTCGAAGTTTTCGGCCAAAACCATCTCAACCCTGTCCGATGCCCCCTGCTCCTTGTCGGTGTGCAGGCACCTTACCCCGGTCTTTCCCGCAGACAGGTACATCTTGTCGTATGTCGGCATGCAGCTGGTGATGGACAGCAGCTTACGAAGGATTTCGGACTCAAGCTCGAACTCCGTCTTCGGAACGAAAGCCTTGATCCTGTTCTTGGCCACCGTCTTTTTGTCCATCGCCTCGTCGACGAGGAGGGCAAACCGGAAAGACAGCGCGGGAGATTCGTACAGTAAGGCCGAACCGTCGTATGTGAATGTGACGGTATCGTCCGTCAGCTGATTCAGCGCGCTCAGGATCTTCCTCGTGTCTCCGATGTTCAGGCGAATCTCCCCCTCTGGAGCGCCATCCGGGTAGGAGATCTTGGTTTCCGTGAACAATGTGATCTGCGACTTGTGTGTTCCGCTCTCCATCTTGGTGATGGAATAGACGGTTTCGTCCGTATCGAGGATCAACTCGACCTTCTCGTTCAACTTCGAAGCCGGAGAAATGACCCGACTGATGAAATCAATCCGGTTCACTGTGAATTTGATATCCATTTCTTTCTATTGCTTGGGTTTTTGTGGATTTTGTGAGGTCAGCGCCAGAAGAACCTGTAGAATGCTCTGCAAAGTCGAATCAATCGATTGCAATACTATCATCGTGTCGCCAGACGCCGTGGTTCCGCCGAGCGGGCCGCCAGCGTTCGCGGTAAATCCCGGTTCGATCTTCTCGCCGGGCTTCGGTGCCACGATCGGATTTCCCGACAGAGATTCCCTGCCTAGGCCGCTCGTCTGGTATTTGTCGACGTTGTGCATAGCCATCAGGAACTCCCTCTTGCTGATTGGCTCCAGCGCGACCTTCTCCTCGGCGAAAGTGCCGTTCGAGTCGTTCTGATTCACGCTGGTCACATCGCCGTTCACCATCGAGAACAGCTTTGCCAATGCCTCCTGTTTGCTCTTATTAGTTATCATAGAATCTCCAAACACACCTATAGGTGCCGATTCTATTTACTTGTTGTCGGAAGCGATTTCAAGCTCGTCGAAGATCGTGCGCTCCTTGGTGCCGTATCCCGGTGCCTTGTTGTTCACTCCGCTATCGACAAGATGCTCGATAAGAACCTCGATGGAGGAGGTCATGAACTTCTTGTTCGAATTGAAGAACTGGCCGCCGTCCCAATACTCGAAATACTTCTCTCCCAGCTCGTGCTTGTTCTCGATGCATGTGCAGAAGACGGAAGCGCAGCCCGGATCGATGACGACCGTCCAGCGACGCGCGTCCATTTCGCCGTAGTTGGTATAAAGCTCGTCTACGACATATCCGCTGTCACGGAGGCGCTTTACGAAATACGATAGTGTTGTTGGCTTAGAAACATTTCCCATTTTTATTCTCCTATTGTTGTTTAAAAATCGTTTGCGGAAACTCTGACCGCCAGACCGACGGCCTTGCCCAGTAGGGGAGGTACAGCGTTTCCGATCTGTACCAGCTGCTTGTTCTTCTTTCCTTCGAAGATGAAATCGTCTGGAAACGACTGAAGGCGGGCCATCTCGCGCGCCGTAAGCACCCTAGGAAGCCTCGGGTGGATGTTCACCCCTCCGTGATTCTCCTTGATGGTGCAGGACGCATCGTCCCACGGACACTTCTTCCAAGCGTCGCCGTATCCTTCGTACAGGCTCTTTCCCTCCTGCACTGCGGCCAACCGCTTCGCCATATCGGGGCTGTGCTTGGTCGGAACGTGGTTGAACGCCGGATCGACCGGATGGTTCATCAGGTCGGAAATTGCATCACCGACGGTCTTGTAGCTCGACGGATCCAACATCGGCTTCGGGTGGAAGTTCGTGACCCCGATCCTGTTTCCGATGAAGATGACGCGCTTTCGCTTCTGCGGAACATAGTAGTCTGCGGCGCACAGGGTGACAACGGACATTTCATATCCGATGGCCTTGAAATCCTCCAGAATCTTCGTCTCGACCTTTCCGTCGAGCATACTCCTGAGTCCGGGGACGTTTTCGCAGACTACGAATTTCGGTCGCAGATTCTTGACGATCTCGACGAGCTCCTTATAGAGAGAATTGCGAGGATCGTCAACTACTCGCTTACCGGACATACTGAACCCCTGACAAGGGAATCCCCCCGCAACGATGTCCAGTTCCCTTCCGGCCAGCTGGGCGCGAACCGTGTCGTAGAAGCGCTGCTTCGTGTCTTCCTTCTTGATGTCTCCGTCGACATACGGATGACTGAAGTTGCGGGAATATGTCATACCCGCCTCCTTGAACCAGTCCAGCCCGCAGATCCCCTGTAGACCAGACATCTCAAGTCCTTTGCTCAAGCCACCTGCGCCGCAGAACAGGTCGACGAATGTCATCTTGGACGCGCCGGGATTGTCCCAGTGCGAGGATACATCCGCCCAGTTCGCGGCGCTTGAGGCGACTTTCGACATCTTCGATCTCCTTATGTTAGAGGTCGCCGATTCCGTATTCCTTCATCAGCTCGTCCACCTGCGTGTCGCTCGTCGGCTTGTCCTTCGTCGGCTTCGGAGTCTCCTTCTGTGGAGCCGGAGTCTCGACGATATCTGGATCGGGCTCGGCGAACGGAAGATCATCGTCCTCCAGATCGTCCTTGATCGGCTTCGTCGGCATCGGCGGGGCCTTTCTGGCGGGAGCCGGAGCTGGCGCTGGTGCGGGAGCCGGAGCTGGTGCCGCGACGGGAGCGGCGGACTCGCCGAGAATGTCGGCGAAGGCGGGGCGGATGTGCTCGTCGAAGACGCGCTGCGCCTCCTCGTTCGTGGACTTCTTGAAGTATGTCGCCAAATTGAACGTACCGGCGTAGATCCTGTCGACGTCGGCGTCGGTGATGTTCTTCACGTCGTCGGCGCATTCCTCCGCATCGGCGAAGTAGGAATCGGTGAACTGCGGATAGCGCTGTCCGCCGACCCCACGGATGTCCTTGATGGTCATCACAAACGTGTTGCCCTCCGCGTCGAGGCGGAAGATGTTGTTTCCGAAGCGCTTCGCGTCACGACCGGAAGTCGCGCGCTTGAAGATCTCCATGATCGGCTTGTTCATCTTGATGATCTTCACCGTTCCGTTCTGGGACGGCTCGACCGGATTGCTGACGACATAGCAGTTCATATACCACGTCTGATTCCGCATGAACCGATCCTTCTTCAGACGATCCTGCGCGATGGCGTCGCCGGACTGCCATACCTTGTAGGTGCCGTTGCAGATCGGACAGCGGGACTCGGGACAGTCGATGGCCATGAAGTTGCCGTCCTTCGCGGACTTGAAGTTGTGCCAGTTGCGGCACGCGGGATTCGGATCGCCGCGCTCCATGTCGAACAGGAAGCGGACGCGGATCTCGTACTCGGGATTCTTGTCAGCGAACTGCGCTCGATAGGTCACGAGCATATTGGGATCGGCCGCGCTGCTCTTCTGGCGCTCGCCGACGGTGGAATTGAACTTGAGCTTGTTGAGAACGTCTAGGTAGTTGCTGCTGTTGCTCATTTTGTTTATTTGTTTGTGTTTTGTGTGTTGTTTATGGTGCGTACTATATCACACGCCCAAGAAGCTGTCAACTGATTTTTTTGTCCTTTTGAGAAGCTGGACAAGAATGTCCTTCTGTTCCTTCGTCATCTTGTCCATTCCGCCCATTACGCTTTCCCTGAATCCTCTTCCGAACAACTCCGTGTCTTCCGATTCAGTTATGCACTTCCTGACGGCGCTTTCCGTGTCGAATCCGATCAACGAAAAGGAAATAATATTGTACTTCGTTATCTTGTTGCCGAGATAATCTGTTATCCAAGGATACATCACGAATCCGGCGGCGCTATCGTCGGCTATGTACTGCGCGAGCTTGATGTGCTTCTCCTTACAGCTGTTTGCGATGTACCTGAATCCCTCAAGCGTCCTTCTCATCGTCTCCCTGTCGTCCAGTCCGGGATCCGAGGTCACCGAATCGTTGTAGATCCGAATCGCCTTCGGTTTACAGAAGTCCGACAAGGATATGAACGCCTTTCCTCCGACGAAATCGTTCTCCTTTGCGTTGTAAGACGCCATGAAATAATCCAGCTTGTTGATTCCGGGGAACGCCGAGAAAATCCGTTCGAGCTTCTCCAGCGCCGCAGCGTCGACATCCGACAGCCCGTCGAAGTCCTTCCTTGTGCGATACGGTCGCTTGTTGGCGATAGCCATAGCCTTCAGCCAAGTGTTGTATATGTTCTCACGAACGGCTTCCATGTTTCGTATAATACCAGATTGCCGACTGGAATTCAACTACATTTTTGACATGATTCTATTTTTTATTCGATTGAGGTTCTGGCAAAACGTGGTCTTGACCTTTTTGGACTTCGTTGCCGCAGGAAACGCCAAGAAAAGATATCGCACCGCGTCGAACACTAAATCGAGCTCCGTGTACTGCATATACAGCCTGAACAGGTTGATGTCGCTGGACAGAAGCACAAGAAACTGAACGTCGTTGACATTCTTCGTCGAATTCAGCAACGACACAAGTATCCTGAACTTTCCAAGGGCCTCCATATACCCGCTAGGGAGCTGGTCTTCCTCCATTATGCCATATGTATCTTCTGCCATATTGAATATATTTATTTTCTGGTTTTATGGATGCAACAACAAAAAAAGACCCGGACGAATCCGGGTCTTTGGACGAATGCCTTCGCCTGTGTTACTTGTTTTCCTGAACGATCTTGTCGAGATCGCCGGTAACGGCGACGAGCTTGTCGACAGGGGTCTGGGGGGCTGCTGCCGCCTCGACCTCCGCGCGAGCCGCTGCCGCGACGACTTCGGTGTTGCCGCCGAGCCACTTGAGAACAAGAGCGACTGCCTCGGCTGCCTTGTTGAGATAGTCGATAACCTTGTCGAGAGCGGGAAGATAATGGAAATCAGGCTTGATCTCCGCGATCTCCTTCTTGACGAGGGTCACGACGTCAACAGCAACGAGGATGCCCTTGTAGACATACTCGACGATGCTCACAATCTTGGAAAACTTTGAAAAGAATGCAATCAGTTTCTTCATAGTTCTTGTTTTTTTCCTCATAAATTATTTATCACCGGACTTACGAAAGTTCAAATATTCGATGAACTCGGGCATATTCTCCACATCGGAGTCCTGAACAACCCATCGGCATCCGTCCTCCTTGTGGTACTGGCCGTCCACGTCCTTGTACAGACCGGACGACACCATATACGGGCTTCTGTCCTCGCCGACGGCCTTCGCCGTGACCTCGCCCTTTTTACCGAGCTTCAGGTACTGTATGAAATCATACAAATCATTGTCGGAAATAACCCATTTTTCAATGATTTCCTCGTGCCTCTGTCCATCGACGTCCATATAGATCCCCGGAGGAATCTTGTATGGTATACCGTCCTGCACCAGCGGAACGTCGTCCCACTTGTGCCTATCACTCTGACAGCCCGATAATATCGATAAGCTGACGATAAGTGGCATCCATAGCTTCTTCTTCAATCTTTTCTCCCTTCTGCAATTTGTCAAAAAAATACTTTATGTCTTCCCAGACATCATTAACATATCTATTTAACGCCGTCGAATAGCTGGAAATACATTCCTCGTCGTCCCCGCATTTCTTTGCGACGAACGATTCGCCTACCAACAGAGCGTACCAACGCGCCATAGACTCGTCCGACATGTTCCTGACATATTCAGACAATTCCCTTGGATCCGTCTCTTTTGTTGTAGTCGCCATAGTACTTTATAATCCTATAAACTTCCTTGGCGTCTCCGTTTTGTATAGCCTCCTTGATGGCCTTGTCCTCGCGGATTTCGTCCATCTTGTCCTTCAGCTTCTTGGATTCCTTGTACGTCAGGTACTTGAAATAGACCCAGACCAAAAAGGAAACGACCACCTTCAAACCACTCATCGAATCAAATAACCATCTTCTTTTCGGCGTCTGTCAACTTCATATCGTCGCCCGGAACGATCTTGCGATACTCTCCGAGAAGCGAATTGAACTTTGCCGTCTTCTCCAAGAAAAACTTGCGCTTGAACGAAAGATTCGGCGTCTGCATCTCCGTCATAGCGAAGAATTCGCCAAACACCATCGAAAGATTCGCATAAACACCGGCCAGATTCGCAATAAAAACCCCGTCTGTCGACTTCGTGAGAGCCTCCACGACGAACGGCTTGATGTGAATCATGTACCTAAACATACCGAGAAGCTTCTCGTGATAGTTACGATCTGCCTCGTCGTATTCGCTAACATCTACGTCTGCAATATTCATAGTTCTGTGGTTTTACCTTCTAATATAAATTTACCAAAATCCCCCCTCCTTGTCAAGCCAAATCTTAAAAATAAATACCATTATGACAAACAGCGGAGAATCTGACGAAAACGACTTCTTGGAAGACCTTTCCGGCCTTTCCGATGACCTGAAGCATCCCAACAAGACACAAACCATCGACAACATAGACATCGACAACCTCATAGAAGACGACGAGTCGTCCGACCAGAAGCAGCTTGTCCCGGTCGAGCAGCAGACAAAGGAAGTTGCGCCTGTTGCGCCGCCGCCTCCTCCCATCAAGCCGGAATCCTCGAAGGAGGATATCCAGAACTACGTCCTTTCCCAATGCCAAGACATCATACAGCAGGGAAAGGCGACTCTTGAACAGTTGCAGGATACCGTTGTAAATACGTGCGACGGAAAGGCGATAAACGGATACGCCACCCTTCTGGCCTCTCTGGGAAAGGTTCTCGACACGGCAAACGCCATCGGAATGGAGAAATCCAGAATCGAAAGCGCCATCAACATGGAGAATCTCAAGCATCAGCACAAGACCCAGATAAAATCATCCGAGGCCCCCGTGACAAAGAACACGGTCAACATCGTGGCCGGGCGCGAAGAGGTTATGAAGATGCTCGAAAATATGAAGGACGAAGCCGAGGAAATCGAAGCATCAGATTGATACGTTCGCCCAGCTCGTGCATATCTTCTTATATGCGTGACAAACGCACATCTTTGCTTCGGTGGCGTTGTCGAGCGCACCTTGTGTCCATCCGTTGTATCCGCACTTGACATTCTTCAGGCCCTTGCTTGTCTGGCCGACCTTCAACCAGTCGATCTTTCCGCTGTACCAGTTTCCATTGGCCTTGAGCCCGAGACAGACCAGCGTATACTTTGATCCTCCCCACCCGTTTATCGTGCTTTCGCCGCTGGCGTATTTCCACTTCAGCAAAGATTTTCCAGATATGCTTGCTCCGGTTATCTTCGCGTCGACCGCGCCTATTTTTCCTCCTCCCCATCCTCCGCACGACCATTCGCCGGACTTTGCTGGCATTCCGGTCGCCGGTACGCAATCTCCCTGATCCCCTCCAAGTACGCCCTCTGGCCATTCGGCGTCCTGATAGACGGTATCGATGGTAAAGTCGGCCAAAAACGACGTATCTCCGTTTACGGCAACGAGCTTGGTGTCCTTATCGCACCACATGTATCCCGGCGTGTTTGGCTCCAACCCAATCTCGCAGCACTTGTCCCAAGGATACTCGTCATTGTCGCCGTCGTTGCCCTTTCCCTTTACGTTGCTAAGAAGCGGATTCGACGACTCTTCCTGCCCGACATCATCCTCGAAGTACGGCCAAGTCGGGTTGATATGTCCGCAGAACCACTCTGGAATCTCGGGTCGCTTCATATTTCCTTTCGATCCAAGATTGAGCTCGGCGACAGCCTTAAAATATGTTACGCTGAACGGAATAAGACGAGCTCTCGGATTGTGCTCCTTCATCCATGCTATCTTCTCAAGGGTCGTCATGGTACCGGAAAGCTTAGTCTCGGTCGGTGTAGCCGATCTAACTACGAAATTTCCTCTTCTGGTGTCGAGCGAATATCTCATTTTCAGTCGTCGCCCTCCTTACATCCCATTCCCTGAGAATACTTGCCGCACCAGCCGAGCAATACCGCCTGACATTCCTTGTCTCCGGCACGCAAATATTCGTTGTCACCAACCATATCGCCTTCTATCGTATCTTCGTAGAATCCCATAGCGGTAGCAGTCGGCGATGTTCCGGCGGCAGGTTTGAACCCTCCGCTAAAATCGTCGTCGTCTCCGTCGCCGGTAAGCTTGAATGTAAGAACGCACATAATATACCCGAACTTGTTCTTGTTTGACATAGCTATGGCGTGATCTGTTGTATTGAGGGTTTTATTGAAATAATCGCGGATGCTATAACCGACGAGCATGCCTGTATCCCCGTCAGAATATCCATAAACTGGGCCAACAAACATCTTGTCGCCAGTATTATTGTGTCCATCCAACCCCTTTCCTCTCAAATTTCCTTCAAGGCTCGGCAAATTCTGACATACCGTTTCAAACATAAACGGCCAGAAGATAGCTCCGTATTTTTCATACATGGCATCCACTTTCGGATCGCGCTTGAACGCTCCGACATGGTGTCTACGACGGGCCGCCACAATTATCGTTCTGCTGTTGATATTGTTATTTTCCGTCAATAGAGCAGCTCTTACTCCGTTAGGACAATCTTTGAAGGACGCCGGAATCTGCAAAAATGCATGATTATGGGAAGGCATTCTCAATGTCGCGTCCATCGGTGCTTGAAGCGCGGCTATAAGTCCGTTTATCGCTCCGCCGATCGCACTAAACGCCTGCGAGTACTGATTCGATGTCTTTCTCTTGTCTCTTCCGATTAAATATCCTGCTATCGCCCCCCCTATAGTACCAGTGCCGCCCGCGAATGATCCAAGTACGCCACCTACCACAGTATGCTTCCATCGACTCCATTTGCTCTTCTTCTTTTTCGTCGCCGCCTCGGTTCCTGCGGTTACATCAGGCCCCAGTTCGCCAATACCTTCGGCGGCCAAATCAAGCTGAATGACTACCTTTACTTCGCACGCTTCGTTTTCGCCGCCAGTATACATTTCCGTCTGCGTTACTGCGATTTCTCCCGGAGCCGTAACGTGTTGAACGGCCAATTCTCCCTCCACAAGAAGTCCGCCACGGATGATTTGGTTTCTCATCACATGCAACTGGCCGTCAACGGTAAGAGCGTTGTGCTCAACCGGGTTTATCGTCATCTTTCTGGCGCGAAGCATCAATCTCTCGCCGCCGTCGATGACCATATCGTGCTTTGCGGACATTATGAGCTCCTGCGTAGCTATGTTCGTGATTCCACCGGCGAGCTCCATTCTTCCGGTTGTATGTATTATTATTCCGTTGGAACCTACGCTGACGGTCCATTTATTTCCGATGGTTAAATTATAATCCCCTCCGGGAATCTGCGGTACATCCACAGGCTCGACGTGCGGCGTAGGAAGATAATACGGAACTGTCGATTGTTGCGTTACGAACAATCCATCTACACGAAGCTTTCCTATTGGGTCTACCCTGTACGAAGGAAGGTCGTTGAACATCGCGCCGATTACCTCGACCTTGGACATCGATACCTTTTTGACTTCCTCCCCCTGTTCTCCCAAATTTGTAAAAACGTCCCTAGCCTTATCTATAATATCGGTATACGCACTCTGTATCTGCGACCCGCTCCTTTTGTCCTCCTCCTGCCATGTTCCGTTTTCCGTAGACGGACTGAATGTTATTTGTGCGTTCGGTTTTTCCGTCCACATTGAAGTGCTGGTGTTTTCGCGCCAAAACACATTGTTGCACGTCGGGCACATTATTCCGCCGAAAAATCCCAATTTTCCGCAAGATGCGTGATCTTTATGATTGCTCTTAAAATACGCCTCGACGTCCTCAAACAACGAAACGCAGTGCGACGTGGCCTTCGGTATTCTCGACCACCCATACTCCACTCTCGACACGCTGTCGTCGTCGGTATCAAGCTGTTCGTGGTACTCGGCGTCGTCGTCATCAGCTTTTGCCGTAAACTCCGCCTTCTTGTCGGTCGCCGGATTTGCCAATTCATTCACCTGCTTGTCCGCGTCTTCGTTAAACGTTCCGGGAATATTAAGACCGTTGATGTGATATGGATCATACGCCACGCCACCGCAGGTTGGACAAATGATGAATCCGTTTCCGATCGGAACCATCTTCTGCTTGGTCGAACAGTCCTTCGGTGTCATATCGTACAGGGTTCTCTTCACCGGAAACAGCTGCAAAGTCTGCCCCAAGTCCTTCAACGGTTTCCTAAGATTCTCAAGCTCCTTGTGCAAATCGTAGAACCGCCCTATCTGCTCCGAAGAATTGCCGTCCACTCGTATGTTGCTGTCCGCTCCGATGTACAGCCCCTTGCTCCCGCCGACCGTCTCGAATTCGTCGCCCTTCACCAGCTTCTGGTCGTTCTTCGGTGCGAACTCGATGTTCGTCGCGTTGTTGAACTCCTTGAAACCTCCGGCGTAATGCTGTAGCTTCAAAGACTCGCGGTTGTCCGTGTCGATGAACTCTATCGTATGCTTATTGCTGTTGATGACGGTCTTGCTGGTGAACACCTTGCTGTTGTCATCATCCACATTGTCGTTCTCGAACTTCCCCGGATAATCGTATGTCTTGACGATTTCGCCGATCTTGTTCACCTCGTTCAACCCGGTGTACAGCTGCTTGATCGAATCGGAATTGTAGCTCGCCGCAAAATAAACGGGGAACATGGGGTCATTGTTCTGATAGAAAACATACACCTTGGCTCCGACGTTCGGTATAGAAAAGATTCCGCGAACCATTCCGCTGTAATTGCACGGCTCGTAATCGGATGCGTTCGGGTTGGTAAGCTTCGAGCCGGGATCCGTCTGTATGAACTTGTCGTTGACCCTATCCTCGACATAGGCGTTCAATGGCCTGTATGCGTTCTGCGCTTCGGCCTCTCCGAATGTGGCGGTATCGTTTCTCGCCGTTTTCTCAAGAACCCTGCGGAACCGGCCGTCGGCATTTCCGCCGAATATGGGCCCGGCGAAGTTCGCCCACGGAAGAAGTTCCTTGAGATCGTCGAATATCTCCATCAGCTGCGGACTGATTTCCTTGTCGACAGCGTTGAAGAGAAATTCCCACTTGTCCTTTCCTTCCGGGTTCCCATCGTCGATCCACTTATTGAGCTTGTCTATGTTCGGAGAATGCTCCGGTACGAACACCTTCACTCTTCCCCAGAAATTGGGATCGTTGTTCTGTACAACGATTCCAAGGTGAAATCCACTATAATCCATCATGTCCAATCCTCCTCGCACTTGAGCGGCTCTACGCACACGAACCCGTCAAATTTCTTGCCAGAATACTTCTTATCCGGGTAGGCGTTCGGATAGAACATCCCCAATGTCTCGACGGCTGGCGAACTATTCGTCTGTTCGTCGTGTATCTCGTCGACGTCTGCCCCGTGATATGCGTCTCCATAGGTGCTCAACAGCTTCCTTTCGATAGCCTGCCCTATCGGATTTGTTATTCCGCGAATTTCCTTCCGAATGAGGGCGTCCGCCGCTAAATGCCTTCCCGGCGATACTCCATGGGCTTCGCTGGTGTTGTCGTACTGGTAGGTGTCCGACCCCTTCGCGGGTTTCGTGGTTCTTACCATTCTGGCTATCGAATCGAGAAATATCTCCCTGCATTTCGAAAACCCAAACTCCGTGATGTCCTTCACGGCTGGATCTATGACGTTCTTCGACACGGCGGCACGAAGCGCCCTGAGCTGCCCGTCCTTCTGTGCGTCGATGGTCATGTTGTTCGCCGTGCCATCGTTGTCCATGAACAATGAATTGCAATAATTGGAAATCGGCATTACTTTATCAACCCCTTCTTCTTCAGTGCATCATCGGTGTCGCTTATCCTAGACAGGGTATAAAACCACAGCTCCTCCGGCATGGCCGATTTGCAGTGATCCATCATAGCCTTGTGCTGCTCCGATGAATATCCCTCTTTGTTGCCGTTCGTCCTAAGATTGATAGACGACAGCCAATAGTCCACAAGAATATCCACATACGACTTCCATATGGTAAGAGCGTTCGTGAACCACGCCTTCGGGCAGTCGTCCACCGCGCCATACGGCCACTTGTTGTACATGTCGACGGTTGCGTTCACGTGCCTTACGAAGCTGTCGCTGAATGTGTCTGGATATGGCTTCACCACAAGATAATAGGTTCCGTCCTCCTTCACCTTCGGCAACGAAAGAACCGCTCTGTACTTGGAATATCCGGGATGCTCGTTCTTGGCTACCTCCAGCTCCTCCTTGTAATCCTTCTGCATCTCGTCCTCTATCCTGTCGCAATCGCACTTATAGAATAACTTCTCCATTATTCCCATGAACTTCATCCATATCTCAATCGCCTTCTGAAACACGGACGCTATAAGGTCGGATATGGACTGGATGAACTCTATGATCGCATTTATTATAACGCTTTTCTTACAACACGTCTTTCCCGCACTAGACCAGCTCAAAATGTAACAACCGACGATTACTATCTCGTCCGCTATCCGGGCCACCGTCCCGACCGTGGCATAGAACAGGTCCATAAGGGCGCTGATGGACGCATATATGACATCCATAGCCAATTTTAATAAAGCGTCGAAAAGCTTTACGAATATGGCCCAGAACCCATATGGGCAGGAATACTTCGTACACCATTCCTTCGTCTCCCGAAACAGCGCCTCGTCGTCCTTACAGTACTTCTTTCGCATCTCGTCTGCATATTCTGACAGACGCCATGCGTCCAAATCCACCTTCGGTGTTCCGTTGGCATAAGTTTCTCTGGCCATATCAATATTTATGGCCCGATAAACAAGAAAAAACCCCGCCGATTTGGCGAGGTTTTATGGATTTTACCACTCTAAGGCTTTATCCATCGTTTCTCCCATGCTTTCCTTGGTGGGATTTTCGATAGGGACGAATGTTCCCTCCTTCGGGCCGCAATCGTCACAATATGGGCAAATCCAGCCCCTTGACATCCTCGTGGCGGGCTTTCCGCACTCGCAACAGGTAACTTCTGACTGCCACTCGTGCTTCTGGATGATTTCGGAGATTCCGTCTTCGTCCGGCCAATAGTAGCACCGAATGGACCCGAACTTCTCCTTCAGCTGCTCGATCCTGAACTTATCGAGGGCTTCCTGCCCGCCGTGCTCCAAAAGATATTTCTTGATCTCCCGGAACATATCGATGGCGATGTTCCGCCACCCCGGAGGAAGATTATCGATCTCCGTATACTCAAACTTGTCGTCTGGTACGGTCTTGCCATCCACCCACCGATCGAGCCGAATGAACGGCAGCTCCTCAACCAGCTTTCTGTTTTCCTCTATTCTTTCTTGGCTTACTTCCATTCTTGGCCTTCTTTCCGCTTGATTTTTCCTTCTTGGCGTCCTTCTTCTCGTCGGGCTTGTTCTCGGCCCCTTTCGCCGCCTGTTCTTCGGCCTTGTCCTTGGCCGTCTCTTTTTGAATGTGATCCGCGATCATCTTGGACATTTCGTGGCCGATCTGTTCGCCTATGATCTCCGAGCGCGGCTTCACATTATGCTTCTTGAGCATTCCGTTGTATATCTCGTCGTCGTCCTTATCAAGAAGCTCGTGGTATCCGGCCGACTTCGCCTCATTGTAGACATTGGCAAAAATCCGCTCGAAAATGATGTCTTTCTCCTTGTCAGAAAGCTTCTTCTGTGAATCGGCAAACTCGCGCTGAACCTTGTCGATCCTCTTCTTGGCCTCCACGGCCTCTCCGTCGATTATCGGCTGGATCACTTCTCTGATGTATTTCAACTTGCGATCCAACATATCAATGGAATCCTCGATATTGTCCAGCCTCTTGCGTGTGGAAAGAATCTCGACAAGCGTATCGTTCTGCGCCTTCAAAAGATTCGGGTCAAGGTGCATGGACAATGCGTCCGCGAGGAGACAGCCGAGTTCCTCTTTCTGTGTATCGGTAAAACCGACATCTTTCTTTTTTCTGCTGAATATGCTCATATTTTTTTTACTCCAATGACCGACATTCTACTGAATTTCGTCGCAAATGTCAACACATTTATGACGGAATCTTGCCCATGAAATCGTCCAGCTCCACAACAACGCTCTTCTGCACCGTTGTGTCCGGCAGCATCTCCTCGGTGATCTCGTCGTCGTCCGTCTCGCAGATCGTCATAGTCGGATAGTCTATCTTCATGTTGCACACGCCCCAGTTCTTCTCGAAACGGCTCTTCTGGATTCCGATGTGCATAATGCCATTCTTCTTGTCCTCCTCGGTGGCCCACATCGAAGCGACGAAATCCGCCGTGTAGGCGCTTCCGATGGATTCGCTGACGTCGGTAAGGGTGGCGTTCTCCTTCTTCATGCCCTCTCGGTTCAGCTGCGTGGCGGTAATGCACGGGCACTTCGTCTGATAAGTCAGAGCCCTGAGCTGTTCGGACAGGATCTTTCCGTCCTCGTATGTGTTGTTCACGTCGCGCCCCGGATGAAGCAGATTCAAGTAGTCGACGACTAGGATATCCGGCTTGATGCCCGCTCTCTCCACCTGTTCGATCCACGAACTGATTCTGGACACCGTGGTGGCCTTGGTCGGAAACTCCTTCACGATCAGCGTGCCCGCGCCCTGCCCCTTCAGTATCTTCGCGTTGTTCTCGATTTCCACCACATGCTGCTTCAGCGTATTTACATCAAGCCCGTTGATCTTCGCCGCAATTCTGGAAATATACATAACCTCGGACATTTCCATCGTTGGAAGCAGGACGTTCTTCCCGGCCAAGAACGCATTGGCCGCGATGTTTCCAAGCATAATGGACTTTCCGACGTTCGTTCCGGCTTGGAAGATATATAGGGCCTTTCCTTCCGCCTGCCATCCGCCGTTCAGCATTCTGTCCAGCCACTTGTACCCGGTCGGAATGGTGATCTGCGGCTTCGTGATCTCCTTTGTGAACTCGTGCATCATATCGATGTAGTTCCACCCGATATCGTCGATGATGGAAAGATTGCATGCCTTTGTGAAGATATCCAGAATCTGAGATTCCGTCAACTTCTTGACCTTCGGATTGGTGGACGAAAGATTTTCCGTAACCCGAACGAGCCCGTTGTAAACCCCTCTCTCGCGGAAGAACTTCTCCGTGTTGGCCATCAGTTCGTCAGGATTGTATCCGCCGTCCATATTCTCGACAACGGAGAACACGGAATCGACTGACTTCAGCTCGTTCTCGTCGCACATTACCTCCACCTCCGTCTTGTTCGGGATGGAAAGGTGCTTCTTGAAGAACTCAAGAATCTTGGTCATAAAAATTTTGATGTCCTTGTTATGGAAAAATTCTGGATCACAGCTGTCTACGATCTTTCCAAGATATGCGCGGTCGCCCGACATCTGAGCGACCACCCATTCAAACTTATCTGTGTTCATCACTTCGAATCTTTGACTTCGGAGTCCTTATTCTTACCACAAATCTCCGTGTGGGTCAAGCCCGTGGTAACATAATCCTTTTCTTTCCGCAGAGCTTTATCTACAACAGAAGCACATTTCTGCGTATATCCGCGCCACATCTTCGCAAATTCCGCGTTCTTCGGATCGTTCAAATCGATTATCTCCGCCATTGTCGTTCTCCTTATGATCGGAGTATACAAAAATCCCCGCCTGTTGTCAAGCGGGGATTCAACATATAAAATTAACCAATATCAATTCAATAGATTATATGCCGCCCCAATTATCAGCGAACATTTTTTCTATGTGCTCGTCGTTGGCCTTTATTTCATCCTCTGACCAATTATATTCTATCATATTACACTTTCTGATTATCTGACTAATCATCCTATAGCACTCTTTAATGTCTTTACAAATTTCAATGACGGCCGAATTGTTGTTTTTTACCTCTTCGGCTAAAAGTTGCTTATAGATATACATCATACGCATTTGACATTCACCAAGACGATTTGCTGTCCCTTCTAGCCCTTCATCATTATATTCTTTCAAAACCTGCATCGCCGCGTCTTCAAGCGACTCTGCAACAACCTGTTTATCTTCTGTATTCTGTTCTGTTTTGTCCATAGTGAAATTCCTATTCAAATATATTTAGTGTAGAAAAAAACGACCTATTTCTAGGTCGTTATCAACTTGAATATAGCAGCTACCGTACATCCAACCAATGCACCTACTATCAAACATGCCAAAATATGGAAAATTGCATAGAAAAACCTAGGCTTTTGCTCATACTTGGCCATCCTGTCGATGTTCGCCATAACCTCTCGGTCGATCCGCTCGTAATTTTCCTCTGATATACGGTCAAATTCCTCCTCCATGTGGGATTTTTGACCGATCTTTCTATTATTGTTACACATAATTTCTCTCCTTAAATTGGTGCCAACAGGGGGACTTGAACCCTCACGAGTTTCCTCGGCGGATTTTGAGTCCGCTGCGTCTGCCATTCCGCCATGCTGGCTTTTGGTGCGCCCGGCGGGAATCGGACCCGCGACCCACGGATTAAAAGTCCGTTGCTCTACCAGCTGAGCTACGGGCGCAAAAAATGGAGCGCGATATCGGCCACGATCCGACAACATCTACCTTGGAGGGGTAGCGCTCTGCCAATTGAGCTAATCGCGCATAACAAGATAGACTATACCCTATTTGCCACAAAATGTCAACAGGAATCAGAAGGCGCTTCTGAGAAGTTCTCTTTCCTTATTCGGAGTGAGGCCCTGTCTGGCTGCGTTCAATTCGTCTTTTCCAAACGGAGATGATGCACCGAAAAGGGGTCTGCTCCCCTCCTTCATTCTCTGTGACTTTCTAAACCGAGTCGAATCGCCGGTATTCTGTTCGAGCTTGCTTATCTCCTCTTCGATGGCGTAAACGGCGTTTCTGGCCTGTTCCAGTGCATAGTAGCAGGCTTCTACGGTAGCCGCATCGTTCTTCGGATTCGACAGACATCTAGCGAGGTTCTCTACCTCCTGCCTCTCCTTCTTCTTCGCATCCTGAAGCTCGGCTTCCTTCTTTTCTATGTCGGTAGAAGCCGGAATCTTCAACTGATCGTTGGCGGAAGCGATCCGTCTCTTGTCGGCCGCGCTTGGCTCGTTCTTGTACCTCAGGTTCGGCCATGGAAATGTCGATGGCTCGTGTCCTGCGTTTGGCTTGAACCCCTCCTGTCCGGGGCGTCCTTTGCGCCCTTCCTCAAGTACGGAGATCACCGCCTCTTCCAGCGTCTGTATCATCTATTGGCCCCCACCATTCGGCAAGGAATCCGCCGGATTCTTCATAATGATGGCGTTATCGACAAGCGACGCCAACGCCTTGATTGCAGCATCAACCTTTGCGGAATATTCCGAGCCGTTGATGTTGAAGATGTATTCCTTGATGCTGTCGAGCGCGGCTCTGGCCTGATCCCACTTTACGACAAGGGCGTCCATTTCCTTCTGCTTCGCCTTCTCGTCGTCGAGCGGCTTTCTTGTCACGCCGTCGTCTGTCGCCTGAGCAGGGTTCTTTACAACCTGACCGAATATCGCCTCGTTCAGCACCTTCATGCCGATTTCGCCAAGTTCTTCTCCGTTTTCGTTGAATTGCATCTTATATCTCCTAAAGGACTACGTTTCCGTTGCCGTCGTCTCCACCCTTGCCGCCGGACTCCTCGCCGCTCTTCTTTTTGGTCTTTCCGCAGGATTTGCAGTGCCACTTTCCGTCGCTCTCTTCTTGCATCTTTGTTCCGCAGCATTCAGGAGCGTCATGTTGCTCCATAAGAATCTGCATAGCTATTTCGCCGAGTTCTTCCATTTTTATTGTTCCTATAACAATATTTATAGACAACGGCCTCCCGGACAGAATACCTTAAATACCTATGAGAGCATGAACCGACACAAAGCGAAGCGACTGACCCTCAAAGAAATGAACGAAACCCTGCCACAATGGTTCGTGAAAAGCTTCGATTTGACCTTCAAACTGCTCGAAACCAACAACTTCGTAGATTTCAAGAGGATAGAAACCTTCGTAAAGTCCTCGATATCCCACATAACCGCCCCGGAAGACGAGGAGAATCCAGTCAAGCATATACTGGTTGAGCCGGAAAACAAAGGCGTAAAAGGCGAGTATCAGTACATTTCGACGAATGTATACGTCGTTACAGCAGAATCAACGTGGAAGATCGTCAAATCCTGTAAGGTAAAGTTACGCTTTTCCTTACAAAAGTGGGACTAGATTATTACCACCAAACAGGAAAATTCTCCACGGTAAATGGAATTTTTCCATCAAGAAAACTTTGATACTTTTTATAATCGATGAAATATATCTGTAACTCTGGATTTTGTTCCATCACATGACGCATCTTGATTCTGTCTCTTTCAAAATAGAATCCTTTTACTTCAACATATCTATCCTCGTTAGGTATATAAAAATCTGGATTGTATCGATGTGTTACCCCATCCATTTTATATAAAATAGGTTTACCTCTAACCCATTTCACTCCCATCGAATTCAACTTTTCAGCTACCGCCTTCTCCCACTTTCCTTGACATTTGTATTCAACACCATCAATGTTTTTTACCAAAAATCTTTTAATTCTTTTAAAATGTGTATCATACGAATCTGATTCTAACCATTTACTCACCGCCTCTGATATCTTTTCTCTTCTTTCGGCAGAAAAAACAAATTTTTTGATCTCGCCGGTTTTGTATCTACGCATAAATGTTTCTCTGCTTTTCGCAACGGCTTTACTTGTTTCTTTAGTTAGACCAAAATTCCATGCTCGATGTTTGTGATTCTCTTTACTGTGCTTTTGTTTTTCTCGTCTAGTTCTAAAAATTTGACCACACTGTTGACAAAGCCACCCACCTTCCTTGCTAGAATATACTCGGTTTATTTTTATTCCAATTTTTCTTTGATTCTTTCGTTTCTTGCTAGAATGTCTGCCTATATAAACCCTTCTACAATGTTCACAACAAAATCTAGTTGATATTATATCACTAGATTTCTCAAAAGATTTATTACACGTTTCACAAATATTCATAATAGTATTTATAGCTCATTGGTTAATGTAGCATATATGTTGAAAATAAAAACGCGAGATCCGATCTCGCGTTAAAATGGTCCGGGTGGAGGGATTTGAACCCCCATGTGACCAGTTAGCCTTTCTAGACCTTATAAGAGTCAGGGCATACACCCGGAATTTAGCTGACTCTGATGAACTTCCGAACGATTTCTCGTGATCTTACGGTTAGGGAAGCCGATCTTAAATGGTGGATTATCGGGCTTTTACCGCAGTCTGTGATTTATTTGGTTGGCCGTTCCTAGGTTGGCTTAACCACTTCAATCACACTCGCACCGATCCTTGTGTACTGCTTTCTCTCATTACCGTCGTAACAAGATTAAAATCTGGTGGACACGTGCGGACTCGAACCGCGATCCCCTGAGTGCAAATCAGGAATTCTAACCAATTGAACTACCGGCCCACACCAAACTACTTCTTTTTATTCAACGCATCGATGAGATTCTGATAGGCACCGATGCGGCAGGCGTCGCCATCCACAATCTCCATGGATAGAGTGAATTCCTCAGATCCGATTTCAATGCTTCCGTTGCCAACTCTGGCACAAATATCCCGGATCTCCTTACGATATGCGGCAATCTGCTCTTCCCAGTCTGCGAGCTTGTTGGCCTTCACCGCCTTCTCGTATTCTTTTTCTGCGAATGTTTTCTTTGTTGCCATTTTATTTTCCTCCTTAGTTTACAATGCACAAGATCCATTGTCCGGCACAACTTGATCGTCGCGGATCTCATCGGTTGGTCCAGTACAGCCGGACGATGGCGACGGCACATCTTCGCCGTCCGGCTCGATACGAAAACTCTCACCAAGGGTGTCCTTGATGATCAACCACAACCCACCAATAACCCTATCGAGATCCTGTCTGTCAACCTTGTTCAAACATTTGTTGGCGGCAGCCTTCGACACGCCATATGCGAAATCGTAAACCAACCTAACCTGATTGATGATTTCTTGCTTTTGCATTTCTATTTCTCCTTTATTCAACATTGTTTGTCACTACCGGAATATAGGCATCGGTCGAAACATCTCCAATCCGCTGCACGACATACGTCTGCTGAGCGGAAGCGTTCTCCAATGCATCCAAGCGATGATTCGTCTTGATTCCCCACCTGAGAATGACCAAGAATGTCGCCGCGATCACCAGCGTCTCCGCGAGACGAAAAAGTTCTGTTTTTAATTCTTTGTTCATTTTTTGTTTCTCCTTAGTTTTTGGAGCCAGCGGTGAGATTCGAACTCACGAAAGGGTTCCCCCTGCTTGATTACAAATCAAGTCCATTTGACCACTATGGTACACTGGCGTAAGTTTCGTACATCACAAGACCCTTTTCAGTTTGCGGGATCGAACCGCTTCGTTGATTTTTGCAGAATCAATTTTAACCATTAACGTATTGCTGTGAGGGCCTTAACTTCCACTCAGATCGCTCCGAGCGCCGCCTTGCCAAGACATTTACTATTTACCATATTTCAATCCTTTTGTCAATCAAATTGGTTCTGGTGGTCCGACTTGAACGGACGACTTTCACATTATCAGTGTGACTATCTAACCAGCTGATATACACCAGAATGAATGGTGGTGGGTGAAGGAGTCGCGCCTACGCAGCCCGAAAGCAAGAGATTTACAGTCTCCCCCTCGCCTCTAGAGGAATAACCCACCTTGGTGGTCGGAACAGGACTCGGACCTGCGACATTCTGGGTGTAAACCAGACTCTCTAACCAACTGAGATATCCGACCGCTCATAAATCTACCAGAAATACCATCCTATGTCAACTAAAATCCGACCTTCGTCTTCTCCTGCTTCTTTCCGCCGTTGTCGTCGGCGTAGTTGTAGACATCGCAGAGAGGCATGTCCTCGGCAGGAACATCGACGCCAAGCTTCTTTCCGAGAGCCACGGCCTTGTCGGCCTTCAGCTTCTTGAACTCGTACTTCAGCCGCATACGCCCCTTACGAAGAATCGCCGGATCGATGTCCACGATGTCTGCGTTGAACGTACAGATGAACTTGAACCGGAGGGAATCGCCCAGAATACCGTCCGTAAGGTTTAGGATGGTCGTCATGCACGAACCGAACCCGGTTCGGTCTGTCAGCAGATCCTCGCAGTCCTCAAGGACGATAATGGAGTTCCTGTGACGCAAGAGCATCTCGATCAGCGAAGAATCCGTCATGTGGTGGAAGATCGACTTGTCGAAGAACATAAATCGGTTCTTCGTCCTGTACACCAGATTGCGGATGTAGGATGTCTTTCCGGTTCCGGGCTCTCCGTGCAGAACCATCAGCCCGCTTTCGTCGGAGTTGATCCACTTGAAGATCCTGTCGTCGGGAATATCGTCGTTGTAGTTCTTCTTTACATCGCAATCCTGATGCTTGACCTTAAGAGATGTCGTATGGAACGTGCGGTCGAACACAACATAGTCGACCATCTTGATCCTGCTGTCCTCCTTCCACTTCACGGCCTTTACAACCTTCTTGAATACGCTCTCCTTGGCGCTGTCATAAAGGACATTCAACCCAAGCTGCATGATATTGGCCATGAACCCGTCCGCAATAATAAAAATGCATCCGCGATTCATAGCATTCATATAGAGGCCATCCTTTCCGAACGATTCCACCAGAGATTCGGCGGTGGCATCCATATCACAAACATCCTTCAGACCGATCTTCTCATCCGAGAACTCGGCGAAGCTGTCATTCTTGAACTCGACGTTGACGACTGTTCCCTGAACACCGAACATCTCATAGAACAAGACCTTGAGATCTGGAAGGGACGTGTTGAACTGAATGACATCCCCCCTCGTCTTGGCCAAAGCAGCGGTTACTCGGCTGTGCATCTCTCCACAGCGAGTCTTCCGAACTGCATCGGCGAACTTGTCCGTGACGGATACGCGAAAATCCTCGGCTTCCGCGCAATCGTCGTCATCTGGCTCGTAGTAGTTGAAATCGTCGTCTATTGGTGCATCGCTCATTTTTAGGTTTATTTGGATTTGTGGTTTAAATTGGTCGGGGTGGTTGGACTCGAACCAACTTATTCTGGCTCCCAAAGCCAGCGACCGACCTATGGCCCACACCCCGTTATTGGTGCCCCATGTAGGATTCGAACCTACAGGCAGGGATTAGAAATCCCTTCGTTTATCCAATTAACGGAATGGGGCGATGGGACTAATCTACCATATTTACCTAGATCTGTCAATCTCTTTCAGCACCATGTTGCTATGCGGATAGCTGAAATCTACGAAGATGTCGCCAAACGATCCTTCCATGAACGACCAAGCCCACTCAAGAAAGAACTTCTTCTTCTCTTCATCATACATCAAATATAATTCCGCGTTGTCAGGGATGTCAGAATTCTGAAGCCATTCCATCATCTCCTGCTTGGTTATTCCATTGTTTGTCTTGAGCGGTTCTTGCATTCTACAGTCCCAAAATGTCATTCAAATCGACAGCCTCTTCTAGCGTTGGGTCGATCTCCGGCCAACCAACGACCTCGAAACACTTCTGGACGCACGACCACACGGTCTTCAGGAACATAGTCCTGTCGTCGATGACGAGATCCTTCTCCCACTCCGTTGGGATCTTCTTCTTGAACGCGAACGACTTCAGCCCAAAACGGTTCGGCTCCTTCACGTAGATAATGCGGATCTTGTCGCCCTCGGTGATCTTCTCGTACTTTCTGTCGAGCCCCTCGTCGCGGAGCATCTCGTTGAATGTGATTCCGGCGACAACCTGACGCGGAGTGCCCTTCGCTGGCACGAACTTCCCGTCCCTGTCTCTCGTCCCCTTGTCATAGTACTCCTGCATCTTGTTGCACCCGATGGCCACCGACTTCTCAAGAGTCGTAAGCTTCTGGTACTCCATCCAGCATTTTTTGGCGAGATCTACGATCTTCGAACGATCCTGCGTCTTGATGGCGGTTTCGATGATTCCACGGATCATCGGCTTGACCTTCTCCGGCGTGGAGGAACGCACGACCGACATTCCGTGATAAGTGATCTTGTCGCAAAGAACCCCCTCATCGTCCATAACATGGAGAGCGTACATCTTCTTGGCGAGCCAGATTCCGCCGTTGGGGGCGATGGCCTCGCGCTTGAATACGATGCACGGGCTCTTGCAATTGCGGTGCTCCCGCAGGAACTTGTCGATCTCCGAATTGACATAATCGGAAATCTCGTCGACGATCGGATAGACGTCCGGGTTGATCGCGCCGTCCGTTATCATGCTCATACCGCGCTTCTTCAGGATCGGATCGATCGTAAGATAGGCGGAATCCGTGTCCTGATAGATGGTGGCGTTGAACGATTCCTCGCCGATCATCGACCCGACCTTCCGGTTCACGATGTCGGCCGTCTTCTTGATGACCTCTCGTCCAAGCGAAGTGATGGACTTCGACAGGTCGAGGTCGAACATGGCACCGTGCTTCTCGCCCATGGCACCGTAGATCGAATTCAGCTGGATCTTGGCGAGCCACTGTCTGATGTTAAGGAAGCTCGCCTCGTCCTCGATCGCTTTGATCTCGGCTTCGGTTCCTGTTCCGTTCATACGCATCTCCGACGCCTTCTTTTCCAGTTCGAGCATCTTCTTCTTCGTGCTCTTTCTTACGCCATACAGCCTTTCGACCAGAGCGGGGATGATGCCCTGTCTGCTCTGCGTGTACATAACGCCGTTCGGCGCGATGGCCACGCCGCTTCTATTCACGAAGTCGTCAAACTGATCCTTCGTGAACCTGCGGCCCTTGCCGGACACCGTTCTGACGTCTACGGACTGGCCGTCCTCCGTATAGCAATACCAGCCAACCTTCGTTTCGTTCGAAATGTTCAGCGTCCTGATGGCGGACGGATACAGGGAATTCACGTCGAGCGAAACGATCGACCGGGAGAACCCGATCTGAGGCTCGGCCACGTATCCTCCCTCGAACTCGACCTTGGCGTCCGAATTATCGAACGATGAAATGATGCGGTTCCTCTTAAGCGCCTCAAGCGCCTCCAACCCCGTGATGATCGGAAGGGTGGACAGCGAATCTCCGATCGGGGCGAGCGCGGAATACGACATGTGTCGGCACAGCTGCATATACTTCAGCTTGTCCTCCAGCTTCACGAGCAAACGGACGTCCTGAATGTTATAGTCGATGAACTCTCTCGGATTGTTGATCCACCATTCGGCGAGGGATCCGTCGTATTCCAGCTTCTGTCCGAGCCCCTCTGCGGAGCACACCGAGTTGAGGGAATACGATTCCAGCTTCTTCGGCGAGAATTTATAATACGCCGCCTGCATATCGATGTGCGTAACGCCCTCGATCGTCCAAAGCTGGTCGTAGATCCTCTCCACAGCACCAAACCGCTTCTTGCAGTCCTCCTTGTGGTATGCCCGTCCCACTGGAGACAGCTTCGCTGCCGCAAACTCGTCCCCGTAGATTCTGGCCAGACGGTTGCAGATGTACGGCATATCGAACCCATATGAGTACCAGCCGGACACGATGTCGGGAAAATGCTTCCTCCACCACCTGACGAACCCACGAAGCATCTCGTTCTCGTTCTTGTAGTAACGGTAGATAACGTCGTCGTCCTTTTCGAAGTATGTGCATCCGTTTCCGAACACGGTGTAGTGCTTGGTAATGGAATCGTACACGGTTATGACGGTAATCTCGTCCAGCGCCTCAAGAGGATTCGGGAATCCGTTCGGTGAATAAGTCTCGATATCGATGAAGAACACGCGAAGCGGATTCTTCGAGAAATCCGGGTCTTCCTCGTGTCCGTGGAACTGGTCGATAAGAAACTGTTGGCAGACCGGAAGATTGAAATAGGTCTTCTTCGTGCCTTCGCAGAACCTCCTTCTGGCACCGGCGTCCTTGAACTCCATCTTCTGTAGATGTTCCTCGTAGATGGAGATTGCGTCGTGGGCGGAGTTGTCCCTCAGGTATAGATAAGGCTTGAACGGCACGGTCTTTTCAATGTGGTTGCCGTACTCGTCCCAAGTCGAATACCAGATCGACGAATCCTTGTAGTTGTAGACAATGTTCCCGTACATGTCCGAATATGCTACCATCTCCGGCGTAAAACGTCAAGCGGTTTCATACCCGCCTCGTAATGGACGCGCCGGATATGTAGTAGTCGCCGTCGTCGTTCAGCCACATCGTGGCCGTGGCCGTTCCGTCCGTATAGGACAACGCAAACTTAACAATTAACCGCTGATCCAACTCTGTTTCGTTTATTATGGCGGGTTGGTTGAACGAATTGGATGTCTCCATATTCACGCTCCTGATAAAAAGAGGCTCTTTCACCAGAACAGATTCGATCAGGCGCATAACGGCCATTACAGCAGCGTTGTCCTCGAAAACATGAAGCTCCGCCAACAGCCTCATTGAGCTCGCAACGCGCAGACCGTCATACAGGTACATATTATTATTGATAATAGCCTGCATCACCTTCATCACACGATACGAAAAATCCTTCTTCTTATTTGATTTCGACGATCGAATCATACCAATGATCCTCCTTCAGCTGCGGCCAAGGCCCGTACCAAGTCCCGTGATATCCTATCGGATTCCTGTAATACCTTACTCCGTCTACAACCTCGTCGAATCTGGAGTGCTTGTGGCCGCATATCCACAGATCCGGCTTTATGTCGGAACAGCTGTTGTCGTCGCAGAAATACGCGGCGTCCGTGTACAACTTTTCCTCGTTCCTGTGCCACTTATCCGCCATGAACACCCCCGGATTATGATGTGTTACGACTACGACCTTCTTTCCCTCGGCCCTGTACTTGTCGACGCGCTGCTTGATCCAAGCATTCTCCTCGTTGAAACGCTCGTGCCAGATTTCCGAGTTCCATCCGGGAATCCACCGATAGTCGTTCATATCGCGCTCGACGCAGAACTGGTTCTGTATGCGGGAAAGAGAAGTCCACATCGTAGTACCGAAAATCGCAACATCGCCGTCGACCACCTCGAATGTCCTGTTCTTCGGCGGCTTGTTTCGTTTACCGAATCGCTCGCAATAATAATCATGGTTGCCCTTTATCCACAGGACATCCTTGAACTTGCCCTTGTTCTCTTCCTTTATAGTCTCAAGAACCTTCTTGTAGGTGCTGTTGGTTCCAAGATCGCCAGCTATGATCAAATAATCGGCCTCCTTCAGCTTCGTCGGATCGAAAATGTTCCAATCGAGAACCTTTTCGTTCAAATGGCCGGGTTCGTCGCTCCAAGTATAATTGATATGAAGGTCTGAAATAACATTAAACGTCATCGTCAAAAATTCTCATATATTCGTTCACCAGCTGCTTTACGCCAGCAGGCGTGCGCGCAACATTCTCCCTGCACTTGACGCCCTCGGTCGCAATCACTTTAGTCCACTCCACGCCGGAACGAATGACAATGTGCTTCATGTCGCACGGGTGCAAATACACCTGAAGCCCAAGCGCAAGACTTTTCTTCGAGCTCCTCGGAAAATACGATTCTCCTCCGTCATCTACATTGAATTCCAGCTTGTACGTCTCGTTCTCAAACACGACACACTCGACTTCGAACTTGTGTCCGGTCTTTTCCTCGTTGTCCCTTACCGTCTCCACGGCAGCCAGAAAGCAATCGATCATATTGGCGTTCTCGTCCTTCGACTTTCCGTTGATCCGGTCGACGAACGAGACGAACTCTATGATTTTTTCGATTCCCTTTATCTCGAACATTATCTGCTCAGTGTTGTCGTTCCCATCACGACTCCGCGCTTCGGAAGAACCGTGATCCAATGATGCATCGTGATGTCTCTGCGATTCGCCTCGCGGATGGCTTCCTCCAAGCTCTCCGTCGTAAGGATTGGAACCCCGGTCTTATCCATAAGCACATAGTACTTGTTCGGAGACTCCTCCGTACACCCCATGTACTCGATGTGATCGCGGATGTTCCAATCGTCGGACACTATGTCGTAATCAGCCATCGATTTCCTCCAGTTCGTCGACGCAGGACAGCGCAGTCTCCCGTTTCAGGATCTCGTCGAGCTCGTCCAGATGCTTGTCCCAAAACTCCTTGTTGTCGAATGTCTTGGCGTATCCGAGCTTCTCTTCGCCGAGATAGTAGGTCGGGCCGGTCTGCTTGATGTATCCGCTCTGGACGGCAAGATCGAGAAGACCGCTATACGGATCTATTCCTGTTCTGTAATTCAGCTTGACGTCGCACTCTAGCTCTCCGACGATGAACCGATTCTTCGTCGTCATAAAGTGCAGATTTCTTCCGACGGTGCGATTTGCCAGCGACGACCGGTCGTCCCCTTCGTTGTCCTTCGTCTTCTCAAGCGTCATGCTCATCTGAAGAAGGACGGACGCGAGGTAGAGAACCTTGGATCCTCCGCTCTGTTTCTTGACAAGACTGGGGTACATCTCCATGCTCTCGTAAGTGTGGTTGGAGAACACCACCGGTGCTCTGGCAACCGCAGACAGATTCGTGACAACACGAAGAAGCGTGCCCATCACCTTTGCGCGCTGCCCCATGTCTCCGGCAACAGCGTTGTCCAACGAATTGGCGAGCTCCTTCTTCGAAATAAGATTTCCTAAGGAGTCGATGATGATCATAACCTTCTGTCTCGGCTTCCTGTCGGCTTCGTCGGCCGTCTTGTTGAACTCGTCGATCTTCTTGTTTGCGTCGATCACCTTCTGTAGCACATTGGCGATCTGGCTCTGTGTGTCCTCGATGGTGACAGCCGTGACGTGCATAATTTTATTGACATCGCATCCGAGCCGTCTGGCGCTTTCCGTGTCTAGGGCATTTTCGGAATCGAAATACACGGGAAGATATCCCATTTTCTGCGCCGTTCTGATGCACTTGAGCATCATCATCGTCTTACCGACGCCAGAAGGCCCGGCGAATCCGGTTACCCTGCCAGAAGGAATTCCGCCGTGTACCGATCCGCTTATGATCGCATTCAATGCATAATTGCCGGTATTGATGTACTCGCTGACATTTGAAATCGCCTCATCCGACAGAAACGAAGCCTGAAGACCGCCTGAACTGAGATCCTTCAGCAACTTGTTTGCGTCGAAGTCGGAACCTTCGCTCGATGTAGACTTTTTTGCCATATTCTCTCTCCTTAACAATGTTAATTTATCATAAACGAACCAAAAAATCAACAAAAAAGAATCGGCTCATTCGTGAGCCGATTCTTGTATACGGTGGTTCAGCCCTATTTCTTCTTGCCGTGCAGCAATTCCACGTCTTTTCTGCGCTGCTCCTTCATTCGTAGAAGCAAATCCTGTATGTCCTGCTTCTGGAACGATGAATTTAGTGCTTTTTTAACTACGCTGGCTTTTCCGCATACCGGACATCCCATATTTTCACCTCAAGACTATTTATCAGTCTGAGGCTCTAATTCAGGGGTGGTTTGCGGGGCCTGCGGCGGCGGCGGAGTAGCTGTCTGCGGGGCTGCCGTTGTCTCCGGGATCGGGTTGCCGTTCTGGTCCACCTTCGTCCGAACTCCGTTCTCGATTCTTGAGAACGAATTGTAGTAATGCAACTTCAGAATGTCGGCGAAAGCCTTGCCCTCGAAGAAGTTGTACTTATCAATGGCGATGTCCCACAGCTGGTCCTCGTTGTGGTCGGCCATAAGGTCGCGGAAGGCCCAAGCCGGGCATTCTAGCGAGATTCTCACGCCGCCCTTTTCGTCCTGACGCGGGACGATCGACACCCACAAAGGGTTCTTGATTCGAATTCTCCCCTCCGAAATCGGTTCGATGTAGGTCGCCAAGGCAACGTGCCCAACGGCGTCTACGAACATAATGAGGTCATTCTTCTTATATTCTATCATTTTATTTCTCCAAAATCATTCTCTTTCCTTGAAAAGCCCGGACACGGCGCACACCATAGTGACGACCTGATCGAACTCTCCGAGATCGATGTTCTTTCCCATCACTCGCTTCCTCAGGAAACGAACGACATCGGCAAGTTCCCTGTCCAGCGAAAAAAGGTGCTTTTCGGCGCACGCTAAGTCGCCGATGCACCACATCAGATCGCGGATGGACTCGTTGTCCTGCAAATACTCGAAGTATTCGATCCGCGCGCTCGTAAGATGCTTGACCGAACATTCCCAGCAAGCCGAGATGTCGGTAAAAGAATCCTTCTCCACTATATCGGGAGAAGGATTGTCCCCACTGCCCTTAGTCATCCCAGACACCAACCTCATACCCAGTGGGAACAATGTCAAAATCGCTCTTCACCACGAGGCCGTTCTTGAACTCGAAACCATACTTGGACCGCATCGTGTCGACGGCGTACTGGGTGGATTCCGTCGGTTCGAACATCTCGTGGCTGACCTGTGCGACGTCGGCGGCGACGGCACGCTGGTACGCGAGTCCCCGCGCGGTCATCTTGTTGAAGAACTTCTCCTTGGTGGAGCAGAACGAAAGCCCGCGAGAGATCTTCATCGTGCTCTTGTTCCGAACCATGCAGACGCAGGCGAGCGAATGCTGTCCGGGGCAGTTGCGCTTCTCGTTCTTGATGTAATAGTACCGAACGTCGTAATTATCCTTGTCAATCTTCATTTGATTCTCCTGTTGGTGTTGCTGATGGGGCCATATTAGCAAATGTCAAAGAATATGTCAAGCGCTAAATTTGCGGAAGCATCTCGGGCTTAATGTCCTCCAAACGAGGCCACTTCAAGTCCTTACTGGACAAATTCTGATTCCGCCACTCGTCCGTGTTTTCCGTTTTCCAATCCGCATCGATCGAATCGAACCGACATCCGTACTCGTCCTTCGGATCGTAGGCGTCCCTAATGAGATAAGTGACGACATTATGATCCGCGTTCGCCTGAAACCCGTGTGCGAATCCCTTCGGTATGAACAGCTGGTTGTTGTCCCCGCCATCGAGCATAAACTCGTACACCACCCCGAAATTTGGAGATCTCGGACGAAGATCCACGCATACATCGTATATTTCTCCGAAAAGGCACGAAAGAACCTTGTCCTGTGGATTCCGTATCTGCCAATGCATTCCGCGTATCACTCCCTTTGAGGAAACCGACACATTGATTTGCTTCATATCCTTCATAACACAAAGCTGTCTGAAGCTTCCTCGGTTGTCGAAGTAGATTTTCCCGTTCATTACGAACGGAATCGAGAACGACGGATCGAAAATGTGTGATTTTTTCATTTCTTCTGTACTCCAAACTGAGCCGGGTTCAAATCTACGAACCACTTTATCTCTTTTCTTGCTGGATCTGCGTATGGTGTCTTATATAAGGTTATTATATCGTCGATCTTGTCGTCGATCCAGTACTTTTCCGCCTGACTACGATTGTACTTTACCTCTTCCTCGAACGTTTGCTCGTCCTTGGTGATGCTCTTGAGCAAATCTATCAGCTCAGGGCCAGCATCGAACAGATGCCTTGCCTCGGTATACGGCTCAAGGCGCTGCCCGGCAAATCCAAATCCCATATAGCACGACTCCTGCCACTTGATGCTCGACTTCGAGCGGTTGAACTCGTTGTCTGCGAGCGGAGCTATGACGCACTGTACGCCAAGATTGTTCAAAACCTGTGGATAAAGATACTGCGGTGCCCAGCGAATGTATGTCATCTCCCCATTCTCGATGAACGACCTGAACACATTCGGCTGTACGCCCATTATTACGAACTCGAAATCGTGGCGGGCCGAAATTATCGCGTCCACCACCCTCGTGTAGTCGCTTTCGGAGTAGATGTTTCTGTCATACTGGTTGACATGGGTAGCTCCTCCCGGAAGAAGAATTCTCGGACGATACTTGTGCTTGTCGAAATCCTTCATTCTCTTCTCCAAGTCGTAATATCCGTCGAACCAAGCCCTAGAGGCGAAGTTCGGAATCACGGAAATGTCGCAGGACTGGTGATACTTGCGATACACCTGACGCATATAAGGCGAAACGACGAACATCTCGTCACAGATGTCGAGCATCTGGTGAAGGCTCTCCTGAACCTTGTCGTCGTTGAACGAATCCTTCGCCTCGTTGAACTCCGGCAGCTTGTCCTTGCAGATAACATCGTCCACCTCGAAGATCATTCTGGTGTTTGTGTTCGTCTCGCGGAACATTTCCTTGATGTTTTTCCAATACTCGGCCCTTCCCGGCCCGACCTGTCTCTGCAAACGGATCGCGTCGAACTTGACGGAAAGGAGATACTCCCTAGGAAGCCGAAGCCCGGTATTCAGAATATACCCCTTCTTGGAATAGTTCACGACATCCTCGATTTCGTGAAATCTCCACCATCCGCACCCGGCGTGGTCGGCCGCTATGTGCAAAGCCCTAAACTCGCTCTTGTCGGACTGGTCCGGCAGCGACGCCGTTCCGTGCGTGATCATAAACTCGATGCCGAACGGCTCCATCAGGGACGGACACGCGGCGTTGACCATCGGAGGAAGAACGATCGGGGAAATCAGCATTCGAACGCGGTCGCCAACGGGCTCCGGCGGAACCGGCGACTTTCCGTCCTTGGTGACGAAATTCTTCCTTGTCGTGTCGCCGGTCGACTTCTTCTGCTCTATAAAACGTCTATTCTTGTTTTTCTTGCTCATATCTCTTACCTAAACAATTTACTAATATACTCTTTCTTGAAATACTCGTTGCCGTCATCGAAATCCTTCGTCCGGTTCGTCAATCCCGGAGAAGTATGCACGACGTGGATGGAATCGACATAGACCTCAAGCCCGGCCCAATAGCACCTTAGAGAAAAAATCAAATCATAAAAATTGAACTTGCTGGGAGAATCCTCGTCGAATGTCACGCCAGCCGCCCTGATCCTATCCACGTCGACCGCCATAAAGCACCCATCGACGATTATGGCACGCTTCGCCTGCAACCCGAATCTTGTCGTTACGATCGGGGTAAGCAGATCGCCATTGACATTCTGCGAAACCTCGCCGGACAGTTCGTTGGGAACGGTCATCAGATGCCACAGACACGGTTTGTCCGGTCTGTTCATGATGCGCCTTCCTCCGGCTACCCCTACTAGCGCGGCCTTCGGAAAGTCCGTGAATCTCTTCTCCAGCTTGTCTTTGACGAACATATCATCTATGCACAGGTCGGAGTGCATGAGAATCAGTATCTTTCCAGTAACTCTATCGCTATTCAGAATAGTATTGTATCCGGCGGCCAGCGAATCCTTGTTGTTTGTCTTACACATCCAGTTCTCCGGCTTCAAAATACCGAGCTCGATCATCTTGAGGACGGAACGATGGGCAAGCGTGCCCTTGTAGTCGCTGTCAGGTGTGCTGAAGTATACAAAAAGCTCTTTACTCATAACTTAATTTAGAAACTCCTCCGATCTTTTCAACCAGAATCTTGTGGCTGATGTTGGGATCGTCCTGCATCTCCTGCTTATGCGTAATAATAATGGAATTCTCCTTTTCTTCCGTATATCGCTTGCTCAGAATGCCCATCAGCTTGGAGCACGCTCCGGGGCTGAGAGCCGAATCGAGAATCTCGTCGTAGAACGAATGCGAGAACAGAACGTCTCCCCGCATCCTACGCAAATCGGAAAATGCGAGCAGGCAGGCTATGTCGACCCTGCGCTTCTCTCCGCCAGAAAGCGAATCATACGAGCACACGGCACCGGTCAACTGGTCAATGATCTTGTCTTCGAGATACTCGTCGAACTCAAGATGGACAGGCGCATCCAAACCGGCCAGATACTCGTTGATCTGGTTGTTGAGGGCGGAAATGTACTGCTTCACGATGTAGGAGCGGAAGCCGTCGTCGGATAGAACCTCCCTGACGCTGCGATAAACAGAGCACATATGCTCCGTGTCGTCCTTTTTCTTCCCCCACTCCTCGATCGTGGCCTTCGCCTCGTCAAGACGGGGCTTGAACGGGTTTCCGGCGTCTTTCATCGCCTTGACCTCCTTTGTAAAAGTCTCGATGATGTCGGTCAACGAATCGATCTCCGCCTCAACGGACATGATGGCGGCCTTCGCTTCGCGCAACTTGGAAACCCTTTCGGTGGCGATCTCCATATCGGCCTTCTTGAAGGACTGGGCCGTGTCGTTGTCTTTCATCTTTTCTGCGTTGTCGACCACCTTTTCCCTGAGTGCAACGATTTTCTTCTCGTCCTCCGTCGTATCGATGTCCTTGTACGACGAATACTGGTCATACATCATCTCGATCTTTCCGAGATGGGACAGCTTCTCCCTCGTTACGTCGATCAGTGCCTTGATCTCGACCTTCTTGCTTTCAAGCAGACGGATCCTTTTGAGCTTCTCGTCGTTTTCGTTGCGGAGCTTCTGGATTTTCGCGTTCCTTTCGTTGATATCGGAATCCGAGAACGGTCTTCCGCACTCTAGGCAGATATCACCGAACTTCATCATCGAGTTGATGTTGCGGTTGTTCTGTGCTATGACCGCCTTCTCCGAACTGACGGCCTCGTCAATCGCGGAAACCTTCTTCTCCGAAGAGGAGATCTTGTCGGAAAGATTGTCTGCGTCGTTGTCCTCGATGAACTTGAGGAAATCGTCGATTCCATACTCCTTCGCCTGCGCCACGATCTTGTCATAGAACTTCCTGTTCTCCTCGTTCCTCGACTTGGCCGAAGCGATGCGCGCCTTCAATTCGGTTCCCTCCTTGATGATGTTTGACTTGTCGAGCAGCAGGGACTCCCTCTCTGCCGAAAGCCTGTCGAGATCCTTCTGGATTCCCTTGAATTCTTCGGTGGCTTCGGTAAGCTCGCTTTCGTCGAACTGCATCAGCTTCTTCTCGGCTGCCGCCTTACGCTCTTGGAGCTCCTTGATCTTCTCAAGCTTCTCGACAATATTATTCTTCGTGTTCTCGTCGAACTCGGCCATTCCCTTCTCGAATGACTCGATCTGCTTCTTGATCTCGTCGATTCTCGTGGTAGCCTCCGTATTCTCGGCCACGTACTTGTCCGATTCGGCCTTCGCCATCTTGGCCATCTCCTTGATGAACCCTAGATCGAACACGCCCTCGATGAACTCGCGCTTCTCTGCCGCCTTCTGCCTTGCGAACGGAACATTGTCCTCAAGCGTCATAAGACAGGTGTTCTTGAACATCACCGCGCTGGTTCCGATCACATCGCAAATGAACTTCGTAGTCTCCGGCATACCGGAAAGGGAGATGTCCTTTCCATCCTTGTAGAGATGGCAGAACGACGGCTTGACGCCGCGCTCCACCTTGTATTCCGTCACGGTTCCGTTCTCGTCGACGTCAAAGTCTAGGACGACGACGCACTTTCCGTTGGCGATGCGGTTGACAACCTCGTCGCGTTTCACGTTCTTGATCGGATCGCCGAACAGGGCGAACGAAATCGCGGACAGCACGGTGCTCTTGCCGACGCCGTTGGAATCGTTCGCCTTATCGTGGTTCACGCCGAAGATTGCGGTTATCCCATCGGCGAAATCGACGCGCTGCGTCTTGCCGATGGAAAGGAAATTCGTGATTTCGATTGACTTGAACTGAACGTGCTTCATTCCTAGACCCTGTTGGTTTGGCTGTAAAGACCGAGAACTATCTTTTTGATTTCTTCCGTGTCGTTCGGATACTTGGCGTCGATATAGGCCACGAGGGCGTCCTTCGGATCGAGCGTCGACGAAATGTCAACGTCGTCGAGCAGATCCTCTTCCTCGGGTGATGATGTCAGATCGCATGTGAACTCTCCGGGTGACAACTTGTTGACCATCTCGATGATCTTCTGCAAATCCTTCTGCTTCAACCCTGCGGAATCGTTCGATACAAGCTTCACGATATTGCCGTTCACTCTTTGCAGCTGTTCCTTGAACCTCTGCGCCTTCGCCTTGTCCGTTGCTATGTCTGGATCGTACTCAAGGCGAACATGCTTCGGTGACGATTTGTTCTCGGCGAACAGAATCTCCTTTGTCGCCGTGTCGTAGAAGTAGATGCCCTTGGTTGACGCATAATCGCCCCAATCCAGCTCGTATGGGCTGCCGACATAGATGATGCGGTTTCCGCTGTCGTATCCACGGTCGCAACGAAGATGGAAGTGGCCGGAAAACACCAGCGGCGCAATTTCAAAAAGAGAATCGCTGGAGATTCCGTCCTCGCATACCTGAGTCGTCGTCATGTTGAACGACGTGATCTCGAAATGTCCGGCGATGAAATCGAATTTCTTTCCCTTGAACGGGGACAGGTCCGCGCCCCACGGAACCATCAGTCCGTTGGCACCGTCGATATTCATATCGAACGGCTCGTAGTGGACGGAAACATTGTCCCAGCCGGAAAGAAGGGCGAGCGAAGTGGCGTTCGTGTTGGCCTCGTAGTAGCAATCGTGGTTTCCGGGAATGACGTCAACCTTCATCCCGTTGTCCCGAAGAACGGAGAAGAACTTTCTAGCCGTCTCGATGGCTATCGTTGAAACTTCCTTGCGGTTATGGAAGACGTCTCCAAGGATGAGAAGAAGATCCGTGCCGTTGTCCTTCATCGACCTGACCAGAAACTCCACATAGTCCAGAGCCCACTGTAGATACTTGGGGTCTGACCTGTGGACGCCGATGTGCAGATCGGATATGATTGCGTACTTTGCCATGCCTGATAACATACCAGAAAAACTATCCTATGTCAACTGTAATCTCCATAGGAATCGAAACTTTCGTTCGCCGCGTTTGCGTCTGCGGCAGTCTCCTTCAGGAGATCGTCGAAATGGGCCTCTCTGTACGAGTCCGTCTTCTCCCGCTCCTTGTGCTCTATTTTTATTCTCTGCACCATGCTGTGGAAGGCGACCTGAGTAACATAAGAAAACGGATTATACCCCTTCGTGATGTCGAACTTCTTGTTGTATATGGCCTTGTACGCGCTGAAGAACGCATCGCCCGCCATCTCCTCCCTGTAGGTGTAGTTCACGAACCTAGATGACATCGACAGGCGGTCGCATATCCTGCGTATGTCCATGGCCAGCTCCTCCGACATAACATCCGTCTTGTAGTACTCGATGATCCGTTCGAGCATCTTCTGCGGTTCGACATAGTTTATCGTCTTGTTTTCCCGCCTTATGCGCTTTCGCTCCTCGGCCACCTTCTTCTTTCTCTCGGCCTCGGCCTCCTCCGCCTCCTGCTCGATGTCGAACTCGCTCGGTTCGTACTTTTCGTCTTCGTCGACCGGTTCCGCCAGCTTCTCGGCCAACATCATATCGACCGGCCCGACCTCCTTCTCAAGATCCACGTCGCCGTATTCGTCGATCGGGTCTTCTTCCTCCTCCGTGACGGTCTTCGCCGCCTCGTCCGCTATTTCCTTCTTGCTACGTCTCTTCCTTGATTTCTTTTTCTCGCATGTCGAATCCTTCTGCATTGTATATTTTTTCCCTTAAGGCATGATGCTTCTCCGAATACTTCAAGCAATCATGCAAATCGAATATGAACGCCGTGGTCTTGTCGTCCTTCATTCTGACGCACCGGCCCACGGTCTGGACGAGCGAAACCTTCGCCTTGCATACGAAGGCGAATATCGCGCCGTATATGTTCTTGACGTTCACGCCGGTGCTGAACACCTTCGCTATGGCGATGCACACAACATTGTCGTTGGCCTCCATTTCGGCCTTGATCCTGTCGCGCTCCTCCTCCGGCATCTCGCCCGATATGAACACGACATGTTTCGATCCTGCGGAGCGTCGGTCTATCATGTCCCGCAGCATCTCGCCATGCTCAAGCCTGTCGACGATGATAAGTATGTTCTTCTTGAAGTTCACCGCTATCTTCGCTATGAGGTTGTTTCTCGTTTCGCTGTGATAGAGGAACTCCGCCTCCTGCTGGAAATCCTTCAGCTGATCCTGCACCCCGAACATCTGCGACGGATCGAGATAGTTCGGAGAATCCTTGTATCTGATCTTCAGAAACTGCACGCATACGCTGGCAATCGACTTGTTCTCCACCAGCTTGGCCCTTTCGACGACCTGACGGACGGGCCCCATCTTGCCGATGACGGTCCATTCGTCCATCTTCTCCTCCGGCAGAGTGCCGGTGTAGCCGAAAGTGTGGTTTGTCGTAATGAAGTCGGTGATGTCGGTGATGACATTCCCGCGCTTCATCTGATGAACCTCGTCCACCATCAGGACGTCGACCTTCTTGAAATAGCGCATCACCTTCTTGTTGACATCGAGCTTGCTCTCGCATCTCCTCAGATCCCCGGCGGCTCCATCGAAAACCTCCTCCAGCTTCTTTTTGGTCTTATAGTCGAGTCCGGGTGCCCCGAGGGCAGTCTCGGCCCGCTTGACGGCGGTCTTCAGCTTCGGAATCTCCTTGGCGCAGTCGACGCAGTGGCTCGCCGCTATGACGTTTCCGGCCACGACGATTTTATTTTCCTCGAATCCAGTCTCGCCGGTCCACGGCGAAATGATGGACGGGTCGATCCCGTATGAAATGAAATCCTGAACAAACTGGCCGACGAGATGCGTGAGGGTGACGACGAAAATCCTGCTATTCGGCTGGTGTTTCAGGATGTTCGCAATCGTCGTCGCTATGAGAAGCGTCTTGCCGGACGAAGTTGGGAACACGAATGTGCCGGAACCGTACCGAAGGGCGTTTCGGACGCCATCCATCTGATAGTCGCGCAGCTTGAGGTTCAGCTCCTCGACCTTGTAGTTGTCGCCGAGATAGAACGGAAACTTCGTGTCGATTCTGGAACGGAACTCCTGAGATCCCTCCATCGTGAACTGGATGCCTCTCCGCTTGAGAAGCGATATGATGCTTCCGACCAGCCCGATGTCGAACCTCCCCATCGGCGTGATTGCGTACTTCCTCGTCGGAAAATTTCTGCCGGAGAAGCGGCGCTTCGCCTTCATCGCCTTGTCCTCGACGGAGAACGTCTCGCGGATAAGGCCGAAAAGACGATTCCCACAGGAAATCGTCGCCTTGTTACGACCGACGTCGTAACCAAACCTTATCAGTTCTGCTGGCATCGTCGAATAGTATACCACACAAGGTGTCGAAAGTCAATAGGCAAAATCAAGAATTTTCCATTTTCATGTAGTCGACGATTGCGGAAACCTCGGTGTTCAAGAAATGAACGTGCTTGAGAATCTCCGAAAGATCGTCGTTGATTCGGTTCAGCAGAGCCAGTCTCTCCGTGAGGAGGACGATCTTCTTGCTTTCCGACTTTGAAGCGGCCTTCGCGGCGGCGATCTGTGTCATGGCGACGGGCGACGAATCGATTATCTTCTTCGTCTCCTTTTCCAATTCCATCTTCAGCTGCTTTTCCACATCTGCCGCCGTGTTTCTGTATTTGCAGTATCTCGAAACCCACTTCTGCTTGATGGCAGGAACTCGCATGACGACATCCCCGATGTTGGCGTATGTTATCGTGCAGTCCTTCCTGTACTCCTCGTGAAGAGACTCAAGGACGTCGCATAGAGGATAATTCTCCTGATGATAGAGCGACCGACGAAGGCTCTTGTCCTTCTTCGGCGCGTCCGGCTGGGCGTTCTCTATCGCCTTTTCGAGCTCGGATACTTCCTCCTCCAGTTCGTCCGACATCTATTTCTCCTCCACTGCGACTATTTCGAAATCGTCGGGAAGATCCGCGAAAAACGCCTCCGCCTGATCGATGAAGATGTCCTTCGTGTCGTCCCTTGTGGCGAGCCAGTGCAGGACGGACAGGGCGAACTTTCGAATCTCCCACTGTGCGTGCCGATCTGCACGGAGCTGGAAGAAATGCCTCCATTCCCTGAAATTGGCCGTTGCAACGATCTTCGTCTCCGCCGCGTTCGGAAGAAGCATTCTGGCATCCTCCTTCTTGATTCCAAGATCGCACAACTTGTGGTAATTGTCCACGATTGTCGCCAGAGTTTCGCCGTAGATCTGCTTTGCCGTGTCGTTGGAAAGAATGGATTCCGGTACGATAAAGTGATCGATGTCGTCCCCGAACTTCACATATCTCTGGGATTCCTGAGTAAAGCTGAAAAGACGATGCCTGACGAACTGATGCGTGAACGCACGGCTGACATCGCTAACCGAAACCGTGAGCTTTGCGTGCTCTATCGGCGATTCGTGGCCAGACGCAATCAATCCACGAAGAAACTTTCCTCTCGTCTCGGGATTCGACTTTGAATTGTAGCACGATCTTGCCGCATTATCGATCAAATCGCATGGATTCTTCGTAATATCCAAAACTTCTATCTTCATAATCGGTTATTTTCCTGTCCTCGTCTGTAATTTCCGTACACGGGATCAATCTTATCAAAAAATACATCAAAATGCAAGTCAAAACTATGGTGATGAACGAAAGGATGCATCCAACCGCACACAAGATCCTGTCAAACATCGCTTTCTTCCTTGAATTCATCCCAAAAAACGCACTTGTCGTCTTTTGTACTTATGAAAACGATCGCCCTTGTCAAGCCTGAAACACAAAAATGTAAGCAGGTCGAAAGATCGGCCGCCCTGTCTTTGCAGTGTTTGCAGTTTTTGCAGGATTTTCCGTTTTCTGCACTTTCAAGCTCGAAAACATCCATTACGTCGTTCATGAAATGAATCCTACCACGAATCCTCGAAATTTTCAAGCGAAATCTCGCGCGCTCGCGCATGAATTTTTTAGAATTTCTATCTCGAAGAAATTGATTCACCTCACGGTAACTAAATTTATAATATTCCTAGCTAAGCGAAGCTTAGCTTAAAAAGGGGGTTATAGGGGGGAATGACGAAAAATCGAAATCCAAGGGCGGCGGAAATTTTATTTCGACTTTTTCTTTTTCTTCTTTTTCGTAGATGCGCCGAGCGGGTGTCCGAATCTCGTTACCGGCATCCATCCGCCGAGCCCGAAGGCTATTCTGCTGTCCCCGCTGTTGTAGGTGTCGCCGGAGAATTGAGTGGCTCCTCCGTCTCCGCCTTCCGCACCGCCGCAGACATCACCAGCGACGCATTCCATGTACATATCCAAAAATGTCTTTTCCTTCATAGAAATATTTACTTGACTTTGAGTGGTGTTGTTTGATATGATATCTCCAAAGGGCTTGATTTGATTTTTTTCGTCGATAATTAATTCAAATGGCGACGAAGAAGAAAAAGATCAAGAAGCCAAAGAAGCCAAATCTCAGGAAATTGACGAAAAAGGCGTTTGCCCTGTGGTCAGAATGCGCGAGATTGGCTCGTGGAGAAAAGTGTGAGCTATGTGGCATAAAAAACAAGGAGATAAACGAAAAAGGAAAGCCGACAGTGCTGAATGTGCATCATCTGGTGCCTAGGGAAAACAAGGCGCTCAGATTCGATCTGCACAATGCGTGCGTCCTATGTCGGAATCACCACAAGTATGCGAGAAACAGCGCTCACAAGGGATCGCTTCTGTTCTACGAGTGGTTCAGGGGATACAGGCCGGATGATTATGCGTATGTTTTGTCGCACTGCAACGACGATCCGGTCGAAACGGTAGAACAAGTACAGGCCGTGATAGCAGAGCTTGAAGCGACCAGAGAAAAGATACTCAACACAAAGAACGATGAACAAGGATTTTAACGAATTTTTCAAGATATTTTTCAAGACGGCGACCGATTGCATGGACAAGTTCGGCTGCTTCGAAGCGAAGAACGGAGAGGGCGCGGTGGTTTGCGCCAGCTCGAAGTTCATAAAGGGGATTATGACGTATTGTCTCATCAAGGCGGCAGGGGAAATCTCTCCGAACGATTATGTCTATGCGTCACAGAAGATGATATCCGACATTTTCGACGGAATCGACGAGAAATTTTTCGTTCGGGTCGGAAAATCGAAGAAGCAGAAGTGCATAAACGCCTTGCTGGCAAAGCACTTTTCTGTGATCTTCCGGGAAATTTCAAAATGTTTTCCGTCGAGGTTGATTTTTATCGGAAATCAGGTAGGAACGAAAGATTTTGCCGTGTACGCCAAGCAGCAATTCCTCGAAGGCAAGCCGGTCGATGTCAGAAGATTGAAAAAAATTAAAGAAAAGGAGCAAATCACCGAAAAAGAAGGTGGACAGGAAGACGAAACGAGATAAATACAAGAAAGGATTTCAATAAAAATGGGAAAGTTTGAAAGCATAATCGAAGCAAGGCAGAGACTTTACGAAACCACGGCTGCGCCAGTTGTCCAGAACCAGCAGAACCAGCAGAACCAGCAAAATCAGGAAATAGTTCCCGGACAGCCGCCCGCCCAGCCAGCAGCCAATGGCGCACCCCCTGCCGCACCGGTCGCAAACGGAGCCCCTCCTGCCGCCCCGGCCGCCCCAGCAGCCCCTGCGGCTCCTGCGGCTCCTCCGCCAGCCCCCGCACCAAAATACAACAGGGATCAGATTGCGGCAACAAACGACAGAGGTCTGATTGACGCTTACAACACGGCGATCAAGTCACCAAATATGCTGACTCCAGACCAAACAAAGGCGCTCGAACCATACATTGTTAGATAAACATGATTAAAAACACCTTCGGGAAGACAATCAACAGATATTTGACGGAAGCCGATGTACCTCCGCCTCCTGACGCCGGTGGCGCACCGCCTCCTGACGCCGGTGGCGCTCCGGCTCCCGGCGGAGACGCACCGCCTCCTCCCGATGCTGGTGGGATGCCAGATATTGGTGGAGGGCTTGGAGGTGGACTCGGCGGCCCCGGAGATCCGATGGGCGGTCCCGGAGGAGATCCGAATGCCGCACAGGGATCGACCACGGAAAACGACATCTGTTCCGAAAGATACGTTAGAATCGTTTCATATCTTTGCGAGCTTTATAACGCAAATGTCTCCAGCAGGCCGAAGATGGTGCTTAACCTCAAGGTCAAGGTCGGCGAGACTTACAATTTGAATGACAAAGAAAACGCAAAGAATGTCTTTTCGTTTATGGTCGACAATCTTTTGAATTCCGATGTGAAGAAAGAGGTTGAAAAGTCAGTCAAGGCGGCAAGAAAGGCCATCAAGAAGATGAAGGAGGAGGGCAAGCTGGCCGGTAAGACGGCCCACAACTCGACTTCTCCGTTCATCATCGACGCAACAACCGCCGCATACACCGCCGTTTGCAGCAACGCGCTCGGGGAATCCATACCGGAGATCAACTACGGCATTACGAAGGAGTACAGAGTCGATCCAAAGAACGCAAAGGCGGTATTCGACGAAATCAAGTCGAACACCGACCAGATCCAGAAGCTGTCGGAGGTCGAGAACAAATGAAGATAGCATTCTGCGGAGTACCGACCGTCGGAAAAACGGAGCTTGTTCAGGAGATAGTCAAGACTTGGCCGTCTTTCGTCAAGTCCGTCGACAAGGATCCGAAACTTTATTGCGAGGAATCGAGATACGATATCGGAAAGCTCGATAAGATAATGGACGAGTTCGTGAACGAGGCCATGTTCGTCGAGGGAAAGAAGAACGTCGTCCACGACGGGTGCATTTTAGACGCGCTGGCGCACATCTATATGTTTTTTGGTATGCACCCGGAGGGAAATACCGACATCTTGGCCAAGTACCACGGTCTGATGTATGCGGCCATCCAGTACTATGATATCATTTTCTATGTTCCATATAGGACAAAGTACAAAAGAGACATCGAGAAGATCACGAAGGAAGAGTTTCTATATCTGACGAAGCTGGACGAATTCTATTCGGCCATCTTCGACGAATGGAAAAAGACCAACAAGAGCATGTTCCCGTTCACGGCGAAGCTCGGATGCCCTCCGATAATCGAAGTGTTCGGAACGACGCTCGAAGACCAGATGTCAATCGTCAAATTGTACATAGATGAAAACGGAGACGCCGTTCCTCCGCAGCAAAAGACGGCACCCGGCGTTGAAAGAGCCGAGACAATAGACGAGTTGTCTGAAAAAGAACAAGAGAAAAAGGATTAACTACCATGAAAGAACAAACAATATACGAAAAAGTGTATCTTCGCAAGCTCGACGAGGCTATCGAAGATCAGGGAAGCTCGTTTGACGAGCCCGAGGCTGCCGGACTTCCTCCCGAAACAGGGGAGGCCGGAATCGAACCCGGAGCCGAACCCGCCCCGGAGGGGATTGTCGGCGCGGACGACGGTGGACGCGCGTTCAACGACCTCAAGTCGTACATGGACACGCTTCCTCAGGACGGACAGGTTTCGAACCAGCAGATCATCGACCTAGGAAAGAAGTACGCGGATTACTTCCGCGAGGTCAAGGACACCATCAAGGAGCTTCAGGAGAAGCAGCTGGCGAACGCATTCGAAGACTGCCTCAGCGTGAAGTTCCTTCCGCTGTCCAAGGCTCTCTCCAACATGATCGACGAGCTTGACGCGGGCGTCTCGGACAAGGTTCACGAGAAGAACGAGAAGGCCGCAAAGGAAAACGGAGCAGCATTGGAGGTCTAATATGACAAAGGAGGAGCTCAATGATCCGACCATAGTTGACATGCTCAACAAGATGGCCGAAGACAGAACCGGAGGCAAACCCCAGATCGACCTTTCGGAGATGGACGCTCAATATACCGACCCCATCGACAACAAGTTCGAGATCGACCAGATGATGAACGACCTGATAATGGCCGAATATGTCGACGAGAGCGAGGGAGATCTGATGCGCGGAGGAATCTACATCAAGCCGGAGATGACCCACGCGCGGGCTTGGAGGACGGCGATCGTAAGAAAGGCCGGGCCGAAAGTCCCGGACAGCATCAAGCCGGGAGTCTACATCAGATTCCCGTCGGACAAGGGGATACCCAGCATACAGGGCAAGAAGAAGTATATCTTCCTGAACGCCGAAAGGGTGTTCTGCACGATGAAGCTCAAGGCGGAGGAGCCTGCCAAGTAGTTCCTCGGACTAGCGACAGCACGGGGAATTAGCCCCGTGCTTTTTTTGTTATGGCATCATTCATAAATCAGATATCGATGAACAATTCGATCCGGTATTGGACGGACAATACCCAGACGCTGGCCAATTTCACCGGAGAATACGGATTTGAAAGGCTTTTGGATTGCGCCATCATCGATTTCGATTATTTCGAATGGGAGGAGGAGAACAGGGGCGACAAAAGATGGATTCTTGGAACGAGAGACTGGACTTTCATACGAAAGCACCAGAGCGCGCTAAGGTTCCAGCGTCCGAAGTCGTACAACCCGCCACCTCCCGGAATGATACGGGTCTGGGACATCAACGCCACCAAATGGACGACAATAAAAGCCGATGATTATGGTCGTGTTTTCGTAAAATCGATCTTTCCGATAACAATGACGCATACTCGTCTGGTAGACGATGAACGCGCCCTACAAAAACATTTCTCCGAAGCGGAACTTTTCAATTTCAAAGAGGATGTCTTTAATAAGGCTTATGACTTCTTCAGGAAAAAGTCCCCGATAGAGCGAGAAAAGATGAAAGAGGCGATAATCCGCGTATCCTATCTTCAGGAATACGAGGAAGTGCAGAGAAAACGCAAGAAAATCGAAATCGACAAGCTCATCGACGAGAAGCTTGAGAAGAAGAAAAAGCCGGAAGCATTCAAGCAGAATCCGGCGAACGACCTGAAGCTCGTAAACGTGAACGAACAGGATCAGCAGCAGGCCCAGTCGATCCAGAACCTTAACATAAGAAACGCGGCGCAGACCGACGCGAACGCTACGACTAGGAATTTTCAACAACCACAACAAAAACAGGAAAATGTAATGGAGAATTTCAGATAATGGACAAAATAGAGGCATACGACGGACGGCAATTATGGCAGATTCTGCCGAGATTCTTTCTGATGAAGCTTGATTTCATAATGGACGACAAGCCATATCGGACGGGAATATTCCAGAACTATAAAACGGTGTCGGACCAATACAGAATAAAATTCAAAGGCGACACGAGGGTCATGGTTCTTCCGACTCCGTTCGAAATACTGGTAAAAGACGATCTTATGGTGCTTGACTACAGGGCTTCCACGCTGTTCCACGGCGATGAAAAGCTGATAAATACATTAAAGAGAGTCAAAAAGCAGGATGCTTTCGTGTTTTTTGACAAACTGATCAAAGTCAAGGCACATAGATGAACATTTACACGTATCACAAGGACATTCGAACCATTCTGGCGGCGGTCGGAAATGTATTCGGCGGAATGAAGCTCCAAAGAATGGTCGGCAACGCGGAAAACCCGACGTTCGATGAAATTGTGGTACCCGTTTACTTCTCGCCGAAGACAAGAACGCTCAACGAGCTGGTCAACACGGCGAAGCACATCAAGCTTCCCATCATGTCCTACGAGCTGAAGAGCGTCCAGTACGACCCACAGAGGGCATTCAACAAGCAGGACGGATATATCGTCGCAAACCGCATCGACTGGACGAATACGTCGCACCCGATGCCCACGCCGATAAAGATGTCCATCTCGTCTGCCTTCATATGCAGGTTTCAAGAGGACTATCATCAGTATATAACCTGCCTTTTCACCTATTTCGCCCCGTATGTCGAGATCTCGTACAAGCATCCAGACATCGACACCGAGGTCAGATGCCGAATCATATGGGACGGCAACGCCAGCATCACGTACCCCGAACAGCTCGGCGGCACGGACGCATACAGATTCGAGGTTGACGCATCGTTCACGGTCGAAAGCTGGCTCTACAAGAACGACAATGTAAACGCAAATATCATTTACAACATACCGACGACCTTCACCGCTCTGTCCGAATTCAGCAACAGCTTCGAATGGATGCAGAAACAGCAGGAGATAGATGTCGTGACGGACGCCAGAGTGAAGGAAGGAAGACCGAACGTGTTCTTCACCTCCACGGAAAAGGTGGATGTCGGCAACCCGGACTCCGAGATTCTCATAAAGGGGGATATGTTCACCACCGTCACGGACGTGGCGATCGTGGATATGGATCCCACCACCAAGATGTACGATCCGTCGGAGTACAAGCACTACGACGTGAACTACTTCGCATACGACGAATATGGCCACCACGACGACAAGACGCACTATGTCCCGTTCGACGGAGTTCCGGCGGCGTTCGAAATCATAGACGAGCATCGCCTCATAGTAAAGATCCCGGTGGCCAAGAAGTCCGGCAGATTCGATGTCTATGTCGTCGGCAAATACGGATACGGAAAGCTCTCCGAAGACCACGAAAGAGCATATAGAATACACCCGATGAGCAACACCAAGGGAATCGACGGGCAGAAAATTAGCGGAGATTGACAATGGCAAACACTTCAGGATACAAGAGAAGCACACAATTCAACAGACAGTCGATGGGATACGCCAACCGCATCCTCAACCGGCTGCCGTGGGGCATCAACATAATGGACAACATAGCGGAGCTCAATCCGAAGTTCGAAAGATTCTCCGAATTGATTCCGAGCAGGCAGGACAGACTGTCGAAGATGTCCGTGTTCGACGGGCAGAACTCATACACGGACGTCATGTCCACCGGTGCGCTTCTCGGCGATCCGCGCTTTCAGGCTTTCATGTACGCCAGCATCGATCTCGACAAGGGGAGAAGGCTGGCCGAATACCACAACATGGCTTCGTTCTCGACGGTGAGCGACTGTCTTGACGAAATAGCCGACGAGCTTCTTTTCGAGGCCGAGGACAACCAGTTCGTTAAACTGAAGATATCCGGCATCAAGGACAAGCTCGTAAAGCAGGAGATAGAGAAGGAATGGCAGCATTTCGTCGACATCTTCGAGTTCAAGGAGAAAGGTTGGGAGAGATTCCGTAGATTTTTGATAGAAGGAGAACTATACTTTGAAAACGTTGTTTCAGAAAATAGAAAGGATCTGGGTATCGTTGGGCTTGTGGAGATTCCTACTGAGCTGATCGCCCCTGTATACGACAATGTTCAGAACAATAAGATAGCCAGCTACATACTTCGCAGGCCGGTGCTGAATCAGAAGACTCAGGAAATCGATCACGAAGATATGATAGCGATGGAGAAGAGGCAGATCACATATATCGATTCCGGCCTTCGCAACAACGACGGGACGATCGTTCTGCCGTACATCGAGAACGCCCGCCGCGCATATCGCCAGCTGACGATGATGGAGGATTCCCTCGTCATTTATCGTATGACGCGCTCGCCGGAGAAGCTCCTCTTCAAGATCAACACCGGAAACATGTCTCCACCGAACGCCGAGGCGTACATCAAACGCCTTATGCAGCAGTTCTGGTCAAGAAAGACCTACGACCCGCACAACGGCAGGCCGACCAGCGTATTCGATCCGCAGAGCGCCACCGACTCGTTCTGGTTCCCCCTCAGAGACGGCGCTTCCCAGCAGACCGACGTCACGAATCTGACCACGAACGCGAAGTTCGGCGAAATGGACGATCTTCTATATTTCCAGCGCCAGCTCTACAACGCCATGCACGTTCCGACACAGAGGCTCAACCCGGAATATGTCGCAAAGGACGGCGCTGAAGCTTCGGCGGAGGAGGTCCGCTTCGGAAAGTACATCAAGCGCATCCAGCGCAGATTCGCGCTCGGAATGAAGGATACTTTTATGACGCACCTGAAGATGCGCGGATTCTGGAAATCCTTCAACCTCCACAGCTACGACTTTGACATCGAGTTCAACGTTTCTTCCATATTCGAGGAGACTCGCAGACAGCAGTATCTCGACCTCTGCTACAACAACTTCAACCAGATGGCCCAGAACGACGGAATATCCAACACTTGGGCGCAGAAGAAGTACCTTCATTTGACGGACGCCGAGATCAAGGCCAACATCGAATGGAAGAAGATGGACGCCCAGCTCGCTTGGGAGCTACAGAACATCACCCAGAACGGCCCCGGATGGAAGAAGAAGTTCCAGCAGGAGCAAAACATGGAGGCCGATCTTATGAACCAGATCTCCGGCGCTGGCGAAGGAACCGGCGTAGAAGGCGCTCCGCCGCCCGATTTGGGCGGTGCCGGGGCTCCTCCGATAGAAGGCGGCGGAGCACCCGCCCCTGCCGCCCCAGAGGCCGCTCCGGCCCCTGCCGCCGGGGGAGAGGGCGGTCTTCCGCAACCTCTCGGGCCGCTACAATGACGACAGTCAGGGAAATAAAGGAACGGCAGTATACCCAAGGTAGGTATATCGCAAAAAACCCCAAGAAGTATACGGGGACACAACCGATCTTGTACCGCTCCCGGCCGGAGTATCTCATTATGCGGTGGATGGACAACAACGACAACATCGTGTCGTGGGGATCGGAAACCGATGTCGTATGGTATCAAAAAAGCGCCGATCACGGTCGTTCTCACAGGTACTTTCTCGACTTTACCTGTGAGTACAAGAACAAGGACGGAACAATCTCGAAATTATATTTGGAATACAAGCCGAAGAAGTTCCTGAAGAAGCCGGAACGGACGAAAAGGATGAGTTCAAAAACATATAACTACTTGTGTGAAACTTGGATCACTAATCAGGAAAAGTGGGCTGCTGCTAGGCAGTACGCTGAAGCGCATAAAGGAAAGTTTATGGTTATTTGCGAAGATTCCATTGGGATTGCAGAGGCTCATTGACTTTTTGGCGAAGAAGGATAGATGCGTGAAGATGAAGAGATGCAGCGGATGCTCGTCGTTCTTCCTGATTTTCTATTCCGAGGAGTTTGAATCCGGCTTTCGGAAGGTATTTTGCCCCGTGTGCGGAAAATGGACATATACCTATCTCCCGAAGGCGCATCAGGGCGGCATAAAAGTCCCTTGACTAACGGGGCAAGATGTTGTATCATATGCGCCATATGAGCAACACAGAAAAGAAAGAGACGGTAAACCACCCATCTTGGTATAATGCCGGAGGAATTGAGGTTTTGGATATCATCCACGCATTTAAGCTTGGCTTTTCCGGCGGGAATGTGATAAAATACGTTCTAAGAGCAGGCCATAAGTCGGAAAATACCACCGTAGAAGATTTGCTAAAAGGTGTCATTTATTTAAATGACATGATTTTGAACGAAATCGGAGTGAATTTTTCGGATGAAGCGAAAGAAAAGGCGGAAAAAATCATATCGATCTATACAGAACACATGAAAGGAGCACAAAATGAGCACTAGAGGAGAAATCGTAATCGACAACGGGGATACGCACCCGAAATACACCGGAATCTACTGCGGCCACGACAGCTACCTGTCCGGTCTTGGTGAGGTTCTTGAGAATCACTACACAACGGAGGAAAAGGTACGCGAGCTGATTTCGATGGGGGGAGCGTCCAGCGTTTATTCTACGATCGACGAATGCGATTTCTACGCACGAGACGCGGGAGAGGAAATCGAGATCGACAATTTCGAGTCAGACGAGGATCTGAAGAAGGAAGGTCACAACATCTTCTGTGAATACCTGTACCTTTTCAGGGATGGAAAGTGGCTGGTGTTCGATACGGACGACGACACTTTCATCACATTGGACGAAGCTCGAAAGCGATGGGAATCCGACGACTGACACAAGTGACAGAAACGCAACATTAGGCCGCCGAAAGGTGGTCTAATGTGCCTTAAAAGTAACATTAGACCCCAAATCATACCACAACATGACCTATAAGGAACTTTATGTAGAGAAGTATCGTCCCCAGACTCTTGACGAAATGGTTATCGATCCAACGATCAAGAAATATTTTGAGGATATCTTCAATTCGGAAGATCCGACCATTCCAAACCTTCTGCTTCGCGGAAGACCCGGCGGAGGAAAGACCACGCTGGCCAAGATCATCCAGAAGAAACTGGGATGGGAGACGCTTGTCCTAAATGCATCGGAGGAAAATGGCGTGGATACGATGCGGGACAAGGTTGTCTCGTTCTGCCAAACGATGTCCATCGACGGCGGGATGAAGCTCGTCATTCTGGAAGAGGCGGACGGGCTTTCGTCCGCTGGAGGAAACGGATCTTCGGCGCAGGAGCTTCTGAAGAATCTCATCGAAACGTCGTCGAAGTACGTCAGGTTCATCCTCCTTGTCAACAACATCTCGAAAATCGACGCACCGATCAAGTCGAGAATGCAGGAATTCGAAATCATCCCGCCAGATCTGTCGAAGTCGAAGGATATCTTGAAGTACGTTCTCAATATCGTCGTCAAGGAGGGAATCAAGATCCGCGACAAGAACGACATCATCCGGCTCATCAAGTCCAATTACCCGGATATTCGCAAGATT